AACAACGCTCATTACCTTGAACGTATGCCTATGCGACACTACAAGCAAGGTTTAGAAGCAAGAGCTGTTACAGTCTCTAGTCCAAGGGTCTCTATGAATACCGGCGCACTATTGCGCAAGCCCTTGTTGGCTTTGTATCGTAACGAGTACCCTAGTAAAGCGGAAGCTATTAGAACTTTGACAGAAAATTCTAAGTGTCAAGCCATCGCTTTCGATAGAGAATTTTGTTTTGCTCGTAACTCTGATGGAGATATCTATGTAGAGTATCGCGGTAAGAAATGTGGATGGATTGACTATGAAGGTAATACAAGACTTGGTCACAAGTTTAGTTTCCTTAAAGAGACTCTTGCTGAGAAAGGTATTTAAAATGAAGATGACTTCTATTCTTGGTATGAATGTGGTAGGTGGTGACGTAGGTCTTGAGCTTGAGATCGAAGGTCGCAATCTTCCTGCATACAACTTTGAACCGTGGCACGTAAAAGGGGATGGTTCACTTAGGAACGGTTATGAGTATGTAACTAACGGACCTGTGCTACATAGGAACGTGAGAGATCATCTCAACACACTATGGGATGCTTTTAAAGCTAACAACTCAAGGCTTGATCTTAGTCATCGTACCAGTACTCATGTGCATGTCAATGTAACTGATCTCAATATCAACCATTACTTTAACTTGATCTGTACTTATCTTATCCTTGAAGATATCCTTGTTCATTTCTGTGGAGACACTAGGGAGGGGAATAATTTCTGCCTTCGTGCTAAGGATGCGGAATATCTTATTGATACTTTGAGTAAGCTTGCCGAACAAGGAGAGAAAGTATCCTTCCGAGATACTTATGAAGATCACCTTAAATACTCAGCGATGAACATTGCATGTACTCGTAGGTTTGGTAGTATTGAGTTCAGAGCCATGAGAGGAACAGAAGACATTGATACTCTCGTAGCTTGGGTTGATATTCTCATGGGTATTAAATCTTTCGCTAAGCAATTCAAGCATCCTTTCGATATAATCACTGAGTTTTCTATGACTGAACCAATTGAGTTTGCTAAGAAAGTTCTAGGTAAACACTACGATCTTGTCACTAGTACACTTGATCAGCCTGTTGAGACTCTTCTCTTCGGAGGTATGCGTAGGTCTCAACAAGTTGCTCATTCGTTTCCATTCTCTAAAACTAAAGAGTGGAACAGAAAGCCTTTCAAATCTTCCCTTAAATATAATCAACCATATCGAGGTGACTAATGTCTGTAAATATCTACTCTCATTCCACAGGCTCTCGTGGATCTAAAGCACTGAGTGAAGCTTTAAAAGCGAAGCGTATTCGACACCAGAACTCCAACTATCGTGGTGGTATTGACAAGGTAGTAATCAACTGGGGTAGTCCGAATCTTCCACCGGAAGTACTCAAGAGTAACGTATTGAATTCTCCGGAGTGTGTTGCTCTTGCTATCAACAAGCTGGACTTCTTTAATAATCTCCGCCTTGGAGATACTCGCACCCCACCTTTCACTTCCAACCCTGAGACTGCAAAGACTTGGCTTAAAGAAGGAAAGACTGTTGTTGCTCGTACTATGCTTAGAGCTTCAGCTGGTCGTGGTATCGTACTTATGAATAAACCTGAAGACTTTGTTCAGGCTCAACTGTACACTGAGTATGTTAAGAAGGCCGATGAATACAGAGTTCATGTGTTCAATGGTGAAGTATTGGACTATCAACGTAAGGCGCGTAACACTGAAGTGTCAGACGATGAAGTAAACTGGCAGATTCGTACACACGATAATGGCTTTATCTATATGCGAGAAGGGGTACAACCTCCGCAAGATGTAATTAATCAAGCCATATCTGCTGTTAAAGATTTAGATCTTGACTTCGGTGCGGTTGATGTGATATGGAACGCTAAGAAACAAGAAGCTTATGTGCTTGAGGTTAACACCGCTCCGGGTCTTGAAGGTACAACACTTCAGAAATATACAGAGGCATTTAAAGGAGTACTCTAATGTCTGTTCAAACCCAACAAGAAACATTAATGTCTGTGTTGCCTATCCTTAGGTTGTTCGCAGATGATATTCTAATCTCTGGAGGTTGCCCAAGAGATTGGTACTTAGGTAAAGAGTGCACGGATGTAGATGTTTGGGTAAACGTAGGACATCTAAGTCAATCAGCTTTGACTCAACGTATTGAGTTCCTTTCTTATACGTTAGGTGTAGATATTAACTCAAAAGATTTGAACGACTATCGTGGTACGGACTCATCTTCTTATATCTATTCCTTGTATACGTTTGAGATTGAAGGGCTTAAGTTTGATCTGGTATGTACTAACGATATCACTAGCAGAATACCTCCAAACTTCTGCTCCAACATAAGTATGATCAGTCTTGATCTAGACAACATCATCCCACTCCCTTCTTCGGACTTCATGAGAGCTGTTAACAGCAAGTCTATTACTTATAAAAAGTATGTGACTGAAGATAGTAAATACTACAAGAAGATGAAAGAGAAGTTCCCTGAGTTTACTCATCAGTTGTCTAAGCAGACTCGTAAGAGCAAAGGGGCAACAGCTACTGCATACGTTGGTATAGATGAGATTCAGAGAATTCAAAATGAATTGAGAGTTCGCTAATGCCATACAGAGAAATCACTAGCTATTCTGATCTTAGTTATACAGGATTCTTAGATTCCTGCTCTAAGAAGAAACTTCTTGAGAATGGTTCAGCTTGGGTTGCACTAGACTACCCCAAAGGTGCTCCACTGTCTATACACCTAGAGCACGATTCAATCCGGTGTGCCGGTAACACCTTGATGTATAACTATGGCGAAGATAACTCATATCACTACTATGGGTATCGAGAGATCAAGAAGAAAGAATGGTGGGAAGATTTAGTTCACTACCATTCATTACATAGATTTAAAATCCCAAAAGGAAAATCTATCGTGATCCATGGGCTTATCGTATCTCCACAAGTATCTCAATCGGATCATGCTTTAGCTTGTAAAACAGAGTACTCTCCTTCTGTAGAGTTTATTGCTTTGGATATCTCTGACGTAAACTCTAAGTACATCAGCTATGAGAACTATATTAATTTCTGTGAAGAGTTTGGTATCCCTGTTCTTCCTGAGATTAAGACAGGTGGCTTCAAGCAATTGGCTAATATGGATCTCAAGGGTATTGATAGTAAAATCTGGAAGGAACTAACAGGAGAACACAAGAAAAATAACCCACTTCATAGAGTTATCCTGCGACCTATTCAGAATCTTTATAACGATACCTATAACAATCGTCCTATCTTTATCAAGAACGCATCGTATACGTACAACCTTGAGTCTCTCAATGTGAAACACAAAGACGTGGACTTCCAAGAGTTCTTCTTAGATGTACTTAACTTGATTGATAAAGAGGACTTCAAAGAAATTATCCCTGAAGGCACTATGAATAAGGGATATATCTCTAAAGAATCTGGTAAGCAATTCTCTAGGGTTCTTAAATATGTAGAAGATATTTATGGAATTAGAACTAGAGAAACCTTTAGTCTTTCTCAATGGAATAAACTCCAGAAGGAAGGACTAAGAAAAGCAACTCGCACCTTAAAAGATATAAAGAAAGAAAAGGAGGCAGCGTGAGTGATTACGATCTAGAAGATCCACCATATGAAGAAGACTTGCAAGTATCTGAAGAAGAACTTGAAGATATTTTAGAAGATATTAGAAAGAACAATACATGTTTAAGAGATCTGTCACTGAAAGAATTGTAATTCATTCCTCTCAATCAGTATCTGAGAGTAACTGGGGGGTTAAAGACCTAGAGAAATTCCTAGGCAAAACCATGTCTGGCTTTCATTATGTTATTAAACGAGATGGTTCTATCGAAGAAGGTATTAATATCTCTAACGTAGGCCATCATGCCCAAGGTTATGATTCCAAGTCTATTGGTATCTGCCTTGTAGGGGGTGCGAAGCGCAACGCCGCATCTCAATTAGTTTCCTCTTTCAACTATACTGAGGAACAACTAAACTCTCTGTCCCACCTAGTAGATCATCTGCGTCTAAACAGATTCCCCACTATCAAACAGATCGTCGGCTTTAACGATGTATCAAAACACTCTGACTCTCCTTGTTTCAATGTAACTGAATGGCTTGAGACTGGACAAGTAGAGGAGCTATCCGGAAGGAGCATTTAGTGTCAAGTAAAGAAACTCGGAAAGGAGATATAGCCGAGTTAAAGTTTGCCTATGAAGCTAAGAAGAGAAACTATAATATCAGTTTCCCCGCTGGCTCAGACTCTGAGTATGATTTAATCCTTGAACATAAAGGAAACACCAGCAGAGTACAGGTAAAATCAGTAAAGGCTATTGAAGAAAACCGGGACGCATATCGAGTCAACGTAACTCGTGGTACTAAGAAGAATAAACTATATACTAAAGAGGATTGTGATGTAGTTGCTGTCTATGTTCATGACATGGATTGTTTCTATTTCATTCCGGTTGAGAGACTTGAGGTATCAACAATTAGATTGTATCCGCACCGGCCAGAAATTAAAGAGGGACTTGAGGATACTTATGAGAGATGGAGTGTGTTCTGATGTCAGAAACTAAAGACCAAGAAATCTTTTACTTAAAAAATAAAGTAAAGAAATTGATCAATAGTTTAGTTGAATTAAAACATGAAAAAGTATTGCTTGAGGCTTGGGCACTTAAAGCTATTACTGTAGTCGAGTTCGCAGCAGGAGAAGGATTCACTCTTAAGTATCCTTACTATGATTCAGATGAGCTATTATTAGAAGGGGTAAAACTTTTAGGAGTGGAAACTTCAGAGGAAGTTAGACGTATCTTAGAAGATGAGGAGGAGACTAATAAGTAAGAAATTCACTCAAGGGCCTTGTCCTTGTGGTACTTCATCGGACGCCTTCACCGAATATAATGATGGCTCATACCACTGTTTTCGCTGCGGCGATAAAGATATTCCCAAAGAATTTCATAGGGAACATGCTCAAAAAATAAAAGAAGAAAGAGAGCAAAACTTGTTTGATCCAAAAGAAGGATGGAAGAACGCCAAGACAGAAGCGTTTACTTCTCGTGGGTTGACCACTGATACTGTTAAAAGATTTGGAGCTAGACTTTTTAGAGATGCTACAGGTAAGCCATCTCATATGTTGTTCCCTTTCGCTAATGAAAAGGGAGATGTTGTAGCTTATAAACGAAAAGGTATTCTTGAAAGAGACTACGGATTTCACGGTAAAGATAAAGATAATACAGTTTTATTTGGACAACACCTATTTCCAGCCGGAGGTAAATACATTACGATTACTGAAGGGGAAGTGGATGCAATGTCTTATTGGCAGATCGCTAAGTCCTCTAGAGTACCTGACCCTGCGGTTGTCTCATTAGCCAATGGTGCTAATAGTGTTAAGAAATCTTTTGAAAATAAAAACGTATACGAGTACGTCAATAGTTTTGAAAACATTATACTCTGTCTAGATAATGATAAACCCGGAAGAGAAGCTACTGAAGTTCTCATCAGTATGCTTGATCCTAAGAAGATCCGAGTAGTTAAACTAGACAGAAACTTTAAAGATGCTAACGAGTACTTACTCGCTGGTAAGTCTGATGAGTTTATGAAAGCTTGGTGGAACGCTGAGACTTATAAACCAAACTCAATCCTTACCTTTGATGAAGCTTGGCAGCAAGCTAAAGAGAGAAAGCTATCTACATCTTACCCCTACCCATGGAAAGGCTGGAACGATAAGTCTTATGGTGTACGTATGGGAGAGATGGTAGTTGTAACAGCAGACACTGGCGTAGGTAAGACACAGATCTTCAGGGAATTAACTAAACACTTCTATGATACTACTCCGTTCTCTATGGGTGGTATCTTCCTTGAAGAAGTGCCAGCCGCATCTGTAGAGGGACTTGTTAGTATGTACGTGAATGCTCCTATTCATTTGCCTGATGCGGAGTATGATAGGTTAGCTGCTGAGAAAATCGCTCAAGATCTTGGGAAGTCTAAAAGGTTATACTACTACGACGACTTTGGGTCTAATGAGATTGAGAACGTACTTAATAAGGTGCAGTTCTTTGTTAAAGTTCTAGGATGTAAGATGATCTTCCTAGATCACATCAGTATGATCGTATCAGACCAGAGACATTCTGATGAGCGCAAAGCACTCGATGAAATTGCTACAAGATTAAAGCAATCTACTATTGAGTGGGATTATAACCTCCATATGATTGCACACCTTAACCGTGAAGGAGAAATTCGTGGTACTGCAAACATTGAGAAACTTGCTAACATCATCATTAACATTGAGCGAGACAAGGAAGCGGAAGACCCTAGGATTAGGAATACTACGCGGTGTCTCTTTAAGAAGAATCGCTTTAGTGGTCGCACTGGTTTTGCTAATGATCTCTATTATGATGCGGTAACAGGACGAATGGAAGAAGTGTTTGAAGAAGTAGGAGAAGAAACAGAATGAGCGGTAAAGTTTGGGTAATCAGTGATTTACATTTTGGACATGAAAATTGCTGCACTAAATTTAAAAAGAAAGATGGAACTCCATTAAGACCTTATCAATCTTCAAAGGAAATGGATGAGGCTATTGTAGAAAACTGGAACAGTGTAGTCAGAGAAGGAGATAATGTATTAGTTCTCGGAGATGTGGCTATGTGTGCTAAATCTTTCGATGCTAATATGCCTAAGCTTCTTGGTAGAAAATATCTTATACGAGGAAACCACGATGTATTTTCTGAAGGAAGATACCAAAGATATTTTAGTAGAATCTTAGGAGTATATGTGAGAGATAACTTTGCGTTCACTCATGTGCCTATCCACCCCGATAGTGGATCTCGTTGGTTAGGTAACGTACACGGACACGTACATTCTAATACTCTTGATGATCCTTTCTATATTAATTGCAGTGTGGAGAACATTGGATTCACTCCAGTGGACTTTGAAGAGATTAAAGAGTTTAGAAAAAGTAAATCCGAAGAGATCTTTAGGAGAGACTTGTGAGTAAAACTTGCACTGAGTACGGACACAAGTGGAAAATGTGGAGATACTCCTCAGACGGGGAGTCTAAAGTTCGTGAGTGTTCTCGATGTGGTAAGACTGAGGAGAAACCTGTGAGAAAGGAAGAGTAGAATGATTATCTTTGGAATGACTATGTTTACATTGGGAAGTATCTTTGGATATCTTATGTGTAAGCTAGAGATCTTTGGAGATTGAAACAATGCCTAAGAAATATAACGTAGGTATTTATGAAGATGACATAATGTTAGGGTGGATTACTTTTGGAGATGTAGTAAAATCTTTTGATACTAAAGAGGAAGCCAAGAAGTGGATTAAAGAGGCTCACGAAGCTAGGCCTTTTAAGTACAGAGACTCATATGAATACTATTTAATGGAGAATTAAAATGAATCAAACAGAAAAAAGATACATTATTAAACGAATTGATGAGATTGTCTCATCTAAGAGAGCAGAACTTAATAAGAAGTATAGAACGGATCGAGTTTATTTAGATAATGATGGAGTTACTAAAGCTCTTATAGAGGGTAGGTTTACTCTTAAAGAGGCCCGAAAGGGGTATACGTCTAATTATTTGAGAGACTTCTTTGATTTTGACGAAGAAACTAAATCTAGCTTTGATCAAGAATCTTATCAAAAAGAATATGATAAAGTTCTTAAGAAATCTCAAGAGTTGAAAGACGAAGTAATGCTTGGGCCAGACTCAGCAGAAGTTCTTAAGAAATTAAAACAACTTGAGAAAATGTAAGGAATAACCAATAAGACACTTAGCTTTAGATATTGAAGCTGATAGTCTTATCGGACCAATGGGACAATTACCGTCCCGAATATGGTGTATATGTACTGAAGATTTAGAGACAGGAGAGAAGAGAGATTTTGTACTAGAAGAATGTTACACTGAGTTCCCGAAGTACGCCAAAGACTTCGATAGGTTCATCGCCCATAACGCTATCGGGTATGATATCCCTGTTCTGTCAGGTCGTACCGAGTTCTCATGTACATTAAACCAAGTCGTTGATACTTTAGTATTCTCTAAGATTATGAATCCCGATAGGCTCGGTGGACATTCTCTTGAGTCTTGGGGAGAAAGGTTTAAGTTTCCCAAAGGAGACTGGACAGACTTCTCTAGGTATTCTCCGGAGATGCTTAAGTATTGTAGACGAGATGTTGATCTTCTACGTAAAGTATACTTCAGATTAAAACAAGAACAAAACCACTATAAGGTGCCAGATAAGGCTATTAGATCTGAACACACTATTAAGTATTTAATTAATCAACAAGGTATTAATGGTTTCGCTGTAGATACAGACGCCATTGATAGAATGCATAAGGAAGTTTCTGACAGAGCTAATGCTCTGGAGTTAGCTATCCTTAAGAACTTTAAGCCAATTGCCAAACCTTTTAAGGGAAACCCCGAAGACTCCATAGTTACTCCTAAGTACAAGAAAGATGGAACTCTATCAGTAGTAGGTCTTAAGTTCTTAGAGGATGATTGGGATAAAGTAGACGGGCCTATCACTCGTATTGAGTGGGTACCGTTTGATCTCCATAGTCCTCGTCAAGTTGTTGAACGTATGAATAAACTTGGATGGAAACCTGAAGATAAAACTAAGGGACACATCGAAGCAATTAAGAAGTACAAACGAGGGGAGATTGACAAGGAGGCTCTTGAGAAATTTCAGGAGTATGGTTGGAAAGTAAACGAGAAAAACTTACAGACATTACCTGAAGATGCTCCTGAGCAAGCTAGACATATCGCTGACTACGTTATGTTGAACTCTAGGCGTAAGCTTATTGAACAACAGTGGTGGCCTAACATCCAACCAGACGGAAGGATACATGGCTATTGTGATCCTTTAGGTGCTGGCACTCATAGGATGACACATAACGGCCCTAACATGGCTAACATTCCCTCAGTCTTACTTGATAAGAAAACTGGTGAGCCTTTGAAGGGCTTTGAAGGCAGATACGGATGGGACTCTAGGGCTTGTTTTACGGTCGCTGACACGTCAACTCACGTTCTCTTTGGTACAGACGCCTCAGGTCTTGAGTTGCGTATGCTAGCCCACTTTATGGGAGACCCAGAGTATGTTCAAGCAGTACTCGGAGATCCTCATACAGTTAACCAACACGCTGCTGGTTTGGATACCAGAGCCCAAGCTAAAACTTTCATCTAAACTTATTGGATGACTTCAGGGAAACCTGTCGATTAAAACTGGGTGAATTCAGGGGAAGTCTCTATGAGATAATCCTGAGCTAAGCCAAATAAAAATTGCATTGAATATATTTTTATGGTATACTCCCTTAAAAGGAGAGTAAATGTACGCCATAAGAAATAAACCACAGTCTGAAATGACTGCCAACCCTAGTAAATATAGAGTTAAAGAGTTTAAAGAGAAGCCTTGTAAAGAGTGCGGTAATGTTTTTAGCCCAAAGGCTCCATCTCATTTACATTGTTCTCAAGAGTGTGCCGATAGATCATTAATGACAGCGTATCTTTTAAGAAATTATAGTATAACTCTTAATGACTACGAGTACATGTTGAAAATTCAAAACAATAAATGTTCTATATGTAAAACTGAAGGGTTTGTAATGGACCCAAAAAGACATAAAGTAAAATTAGTTGTAGATCATTGTCACTCTACCGGAGAAGTTAGAGGGCTTTTATGCCACAACTGTAATAGAGCTTTAGGATTGTTGAAAGATAATGTAGATGTTTTATACAATGCAATAAACTATTTGGAAAGTGCAACGACTATCCGAAAGGAGTAGGGCCAAGTGGCTCGAAGCGCCCAGCCCCCTAGGGGTGATGATATAGTCTGCTCTGCATGGCGACATGTAGCTGCTAGTAAGCGGACTGAGATTAACGACCTCAGTTGAACACAAGGATGCATTCCTCTACGGAGGCGGAGGAGCAAAGTTAGGACAGATTGTTGGTGGAGGGTATAAGGAAGGAATGGAGCTTAAGGAGAGATTTCTTGCTAAAACCCCTGCTCTCAATAAGCTTATCAAGAAGATCGAAAGAGAAGCTAAAGAGAAAGGATATGTACGTGGTCTAGACGGCAGAGTCATTCACGTTCGATCTGCTCATGCGGCTCTTAATACTTTGCTTCAAGGTAACGGAGCAATTGTCTGTAAGTACTGGCTTATCTACATGATGAAGGGAATCATGAAGTATGGCCTTGATGCTAAACTAGTGGGATCCATACACGACGAATATGAAATTGAGTTGAACAAAAAAGATATTGATATGATGAAAAAAATTGCTAAAGCAGCAATGAAGAAAACTGAAAAGGTCTTAGGAGTTACTTGCCCCCTTGATTGTGAATCAGGAGTGGGTACTAATTGGAGCGAAACTCATTAGATTCCACTTGACAAATCTTAAAATCTATGATATAGATCTAATCAGATTAATAGCTAAGAATAATAAAGGAAAATAAATGGCTAAGTCAAAACAAAAGAAACAATATAAAATTAAAGGTAGACTTCAATACTTTACTCCAGACCGTTGGAACTCTTTCTCTACTAAAGAGAACCCTAAGTATGAAGTACAGCTGACAAACATTGAAGAGTTCCCGGAGAACAAAGAAATCCTTCAGGCTTTCAAGATCCTCGGAGCAGCTACTCGTAAACAAGATAGAGCACCTGAATGGGGTGAAACTCTTACTGGTCGTTCTAACTATCCTATTCCTACTATCGACGCCAAGAAGAATCCAATCCCTAAAGATCTCGGAATTGGCAACGGGAGTATTGCATACGTTCTCTTTGAACTGTACCCTACTCCGAACAGTAATCACTCTGAATATGGCTTCGGTCCTCGTAAAGTACAAATCCTTGAGCTTGTAGAGTACGAGAAGACAGACAAAGATAGTAAAGCAGATGATATCTTCGGAGAAGAAGATGGGTTTGCTGCTGAAGTACCCGAAGAAGAAGAAGCTCCGTTCAATACTCAAGATGATGATCTAGACGATGACATTGAGCTTTAAAGAACTCTTTAGGTGGTCTGAGTTCAACGATGAGGAGGTTACTTATCGTAGCCTCTTCAGAGTTTCTCGGGAGGAACTTAAAGAGCCAATCTTTAGAGCAGCATGTGTATCTGCCTTTAAAGATTCTCTAGAAGATTTTGCTAAAGAGATGGCAGAGAAGGAGTATAAGTAATGGACCTAGAGTATGTAAAAGAGTTTTGTAGGTACTTTAAAGAAGAAATAATTCTATACGATATACAAGATCTTTATTTTATTCCAGAGTCTTCTGATTCTGGAGATTACTTTATTAAAGGACTCTATCTAGCTAAAGGAGATGTTAAAATGTTTGCTTTTAAAATACCCGATAGTATAGATCTAAGCATACACGATCTCGCTAATATGTCTTTAGTTCGTACTCTTAGTTCTCTCGGACATATCAGATGAGTAAAACTGAAGAGAAAACCTTAGACACTCTTGTAGAAGATATCTATTCTATTGTAGAGAATGGTAAAGAGTTCTCTAAAGAATCTATTAGGAAACTATCACAGCGTATTGCATTGGTAGTTCACGATAGGTGGAAAGAGAGAACTGAAGAAGCTTCAGAGTTTCGTCTAAGACCTAGTAACATCGGCACTCCTGATAGAAAACTATGGTTTGATTCCAAAGTTCCTGCAGGAGAAAAGAAGTGGGAACCACAACAACTCCTGAACTTTTTCTTTGGAGATGTTTGGGAAGAAATTCTTCTCTGGCTTGCTGAAGAGGCAGGACACAAAGTAGAGAACGTACAAGGTAAAGTCTCTATGGAGGGAATGCATGGTAGGATGGATGCTAAGATTGATGGCGTTGTAGTAGATGTTAAGACTGCTGCCAATCCTACTAAGTTTACTTTAGGTACAGTTCTTAGAGAAGACCCTTATGGCTATATGCATCAAGCTGCGTTCTATACTCAAGCAGATGAAGGTAAAGACTTTGTGAATTGTGAGAACAACTTCGCTTGGTTGTCTTCAGATAAAATCGGAGGTCTTCACCTGTTAGAGTTAGATAGTATGGAGCTTCCAGACGCTAGAGGTAGAGTAAGGAAAGCTCGTAAGATCCTTAAGCTTGAAGAGCCACCTGAAGAGAAATGCTTTAAGCCTGAACCGTATGGTAAGTCAGGTAATGAAATACTTAACAAGAACTGCACTTGGTGTCCTCATATTAAGGAATGCTGGAAGGGAGAACTTAGAGCCTTTCAATATGCCAATGGTGTTAAATACTTCACCAAGATAGAAAATGAACCTAATGTACCAGAAGTGGAGATAACATGAGTGAGAAGCATAAACTACTAGATGATATCCTATTAACTTTAGATAGAATTATTGATCTATGTCCTAAAGATTTTTCAGAGAGATCTAGGCTTCAAATGATTCAACTAGAAATTCAAAATCAACTTCTTACTCTGATCCTTAAGGAGAAAGATAATGTCTAGAGAGACAATTCCTACCTTTAAGGATGTTAACTCTCCGTATACTCTAGGCTATCGTAGAGGATATTCTGATGCTACTGAAAAGGCTATTGAGAAGCTCACGAGTACCCCAGAGTATTCTCGTGAGATTGAGGAGTATCAAAGAGGACTTAACACGGGCGCTGAACTTACAGCGTACTCTATCCTAGAAGAACTAGACAAGCTGGAACGATTGAGTATTCAACCTCAAGTCCACTGGGCACGCTACTTTAGGAATTGGGTGGAACATGAAACAGGAGTTAAACTAAATGACAAGTAAAGATAAACAAATTACTTCCGGAGAGACTAAAGACTCCGGAGTTACTCTAACGAAAGAACAAGCAAGGAATGCTCTGGTGTTTCTTGAAAGATCTACCCTACAGGGTAAAGAAACTCCAGCGTTTAACTCGTTGGTTAAAGTATTACAAGACGGCCTTGCTTAATGAAACCAAGATCAGCAAAGAACAAAGGGAAAAGATTCCAGAACTGGGTTCGTGACTTAATACTCGAAGTCTTCCCTGAGTTAGAAGCTGACGATGTTAGATCAACTTCTATGGGAGTGCAAGGAGAAGACATTCAGCTGTCACCTAAAGCCCGTAAGTATTTTCCTTACAACGTAGAGTGTAAAGCGAATAAGTCTTTTGCCGTATATAATATCATGCAACAAGCTGAAACCCACGGCACCAGCGCTCCCATAGCCTTTTTAAAGGGGGACAGGAAGAAGCCCCTCGTAGTTCTTTATGCGGATGATTTCGTAGAACTACTCAAACAAACAAGAAAGTAAATTATGACAGACCAATCTTTTGAGTTCCTTAAGAAACTCTTTGATGATAAAACTAAAGAACTAAATAATTCTATTATGCTGAACTTTGAACTCGTACTTCCAGAGGGTGGTGATAAAGATAACATGGATGACTACACTGTAGCTGTCTCTCACCTCGCTGGAGATTTCTCTGAAGAGATCCCGGAAGAACTCATCAATCATCTATATGGAATCACCATTGGACTTAAACATGGATATACCAGCCATCAAGATAAACTAATGGAATGGTGTATGCATGAGTCAATGCAAGAAGAAACTGATGAGATTCCTGAGGGAGCTACGATTAACTAATGAGTTTTAATAATCACTCGTATCCAGACTACGGTAGGTTTATTCACACTAGTAGATATGCGAGATGGATTGAAGAAGAAGGACGGCGGGAGACTTGGGAAGAAACAGTCTCTCGCTATTTTTCTTTCTTAGAGAAACATCTTAAAGAAAACAATGGATACACTTTAAGTAAAGAACTTAGGAAAGAATTAGAATCTGCTGTGGTAAACTTGGAAGTCATGCCGTCTATGAGATCTCTTATGACTGCAGGACCAGCACTTGAAAGGGATAACATCTGTGGATATAACTGCTCTTACGTGCCTGTCGATTCACCAAGAGCCTTCGATGAAACCCTCTATGTACTTATGTGCGGAACTGGAGTTGGGTTCTCTGTTGAAAGGCAATTCGTCAGTAAGCTCCCAATCGTTAATGAACATTTCGAGAAATCTGAGACGATTATCTCCGTGGCAGATAGTAAAGCAGGATGGGCCAGAGGTCTCAGAGAGCTTCTGTCTCTTCTATATTCCGGTCAAATACCAAATTGGGATCTTAGCAGACTCAGACCTGCTGGCGCTAGGCTTAAAACATTTGGAGGCCGCTCTTCAGGACCTGAACCGCTTGACCAACTCTTCAGATTTACAGTGGGATTGTTCCAAAAAGCAGCAGGAAGAAGGCTTACTTCTATTGAATGCCATGATCTCATGTGTAAGATCGGGGAAGTTGTCGTGGTCGGTGGCGTACGAAGATCTGCCCTTATCTCCTTAAGTAATCTTACAGATGAACGTATGCGTCAAGCTAAGTCTGGTCAATGGTGGGAAGATAATCCCCAAAGATCTCTGGCTAATAACTCAGTATGCTACACGGAGAAACCAGATGTTGAAATCTTTATGCAAGAATTTCTCTCACTTGTTCGTAGTAAGTCAGGAGAGAGAGGAATCTTTAACCGAGATGGAGCTAAGAAGTTTCTAGAAAAGAATGTACCCCGTAGGGATACTAACCATGAGTTCGGAACAAATCCGTGTTCGGAAATTATTCTTAGGCCATATCAATTTTGTAATCTAACCGAAGTAGTAGTTAGGCCAAAAGATACCTACGATGATCTATATAGGAAAGTAAGGATAGCTTCTATTATAGGTACTCTCCAATCTACTCTAACAAACTTTAAGTACCTTAGAAAGATCTGGAAAGACAATACCGAAGAGGAAAGACTTCTTGGTGTGAGCCTTACTGGAGTAATGGACCATGAAGTTCTTTCAGGGAACTCTAAAGGTTTCTCCATGGACTGTAATGGCCCAGTAACGGTGTCTCTTGAGGTTGCTTTATCAGACTTGAGAGAATTGTCTATTGAAACTAATAAACAATATGCTAAAGAAATTGGAATTAACCAATCTGCTGCAACTAATTGTCAGAAGCCTTCGGGAACTGTTAGCCAACTTGTTGATAGCGCTTCTGGTATTCATCCTCGTTATGCTGACTACTATATAAGAACTGTAAGAGGAGATATAAAAGATCCTCTGTCACAATTCCTTGTAGACCAAGGAGTTCCTTCAGAGCCTGATGTAATGAAACCTAATGATACTGTTGTGTTCAGTTTCCCCATGAAGTCCCCTGAAGTTTCCGTAAAGAGAAATGACAGGACTGCTATTCAACAGCTTGAACTTTGGAAGACTTATCAGCTCTATTGGTGTGAACACAAACCAAGTATTACTGTGTATGTAAGAGAAGAAGAGTGGCCTGAAGTACAGGCTTGGGTATATAAGAACTTTGATTTATGCTCGGGCGTTAGCTTCCTTCCGCATTCTGATCATACGTACCAGCAAGCTCCTTACCAAGAGATCGACAAAGAGACTTATGAGAAACTCTTAGGCCAAATGCCAATGATTGATTGGGATAAACTAAAAGACTATGAAAAAGAAGATAACACTACAGGGTCTCAGGAGTTGGCTTGTGTAGGAAATTCTTGTGACATTGTTTAAAACAACTAACCCCGGAGATTCTCTAAAGTTTCTCCGGGTTTTCTTTTGGAGAAAGAAGAATGAAACGATATTTAGTTATTGACCCACCTGAAGGGTGGCTATATGGATTCCCTAAAAGATTCCGAGAGATGGAAGAAGGAGAAACTCTAAGTACTCGTAAAGACACACTAGAGGAGACTCATAAGTTTCTTGTAGAGAATGGGTATCCTAAAGAGAAACTTGAGAGTTGGGTAGGGTTTATTCGATTTTGGATTGATGAGGTAGAGTGATGTATTTAAAAGTATTACCTGAGCCTAGAGGATATTATACTCTAGAGTTTTTCCCAGACGGTTGGGATAAACCTAAAGAGTCTCTTGTGTTTGAATCTCTAGCGTCTGTTACAGAAGAGATTGCTACAATGGCAGCACTGTGTCTAACACAAGAAGAAGATTTTGAACTGGACTTCCATTCCGGAGGACCTTACATGATGGACTTCGGAGAAGACTGATGGGTACTCATATCAGAACTCTTAGGTATAAAGAGGTTGATTTCCTTAACCCAGATCTTAGTGAAGTATCCATTCAAGATATCATTGATTCTCTTGTTAATGTTAATAGATTTACTGGACATACTCTACGTCCCTATCCTGTTCTAGAACATTTGATTAGGTGTCATGATCAAGCAGAGTTAGAGGGGAGAGGCACTGAAGCTAGGAAGTCTGCACTTATGCATGATACTCCTGAGTTTGCTGTAACAGATGTAGCTTCTCCTTTGAAGCAACTAATCCCAGACTACAGGAAGTATGAAGATCTTATGGAACGGGCAATCGAGAAGAGGTTTAACTTTAAAGTTATTAGAAGTCTCTATAAAGACATCGACATAATTGCCTGTAGGACTGAATCAGTTGCGCTTAGAACTAAAGCGAGATTAGTTAACACCTATGATTGGGACTTTAGCAAACTTAGGGGGTTTGATTATGACAGAAACAATCATCTTGCTTGGTGTGATAATCTTAAGAAAGAATTTTTAATTACGTTTAAGGAGTTATTTCCAAATGAGTGAACTTAAACCCGGACAAATAATACTAACAGATAATGAAGGAAAACTTCTTACGTCTGACGATCCGAAGAATGTACTCAAGTACGACAAGGGTAAAGTTCGTATGGATCTTATACCTGAAGAGCTACTTATTGAAGTAGCAAAAGTACTAGAGTTTGGAGCTAATAAGTATTCCCCTAATGGTTGGAGACAAGGTATGGATTGGTCTAGAGTTTATGCAGCATTGATGAGACATATAACTGCATGGAATGCTGGAGAAGATCTTGACCCTGAGACCGGACTATCTCATATGGCTCACGCAGGGTGTTGCGTAGCTTTCTTACTTAATTATCAATCCTTGGGGGTTGGGACCGATGACCGTTATAAAACTAGAGGAGTATAATATGCCTAAAGCACTTTGCCAACATGCATTTAATGCTGGATTCAAAGGATTCTATACAGCACAGCCTGAGGTCTGTCCTATTGAGGGCTTCTCAGATATCCAACAGAAAGAATATACTAGAGGCTGGCAAGCAGCTTACTTTAAGAATAGAGGCTGATAGTGAAAACTAAACAAATAAAAGTAGGGTTTAAAACTTATGAGGTTCAAGAGGGAACCTTTAAAGAAGGCCAAGGAAATATGGGATATCATGACAGTATGGAAGGTATAATCTATATCGCTTCTAAAGATTTCCCTAACGAAGAGAATGTTAATACTTTGATTCATGAACTTCTTCATGCTCTTTGGAGAGAATATAATCTTGATAGAGAGAACGAAGAACACTATGTGACAGTACTTGCTAATGGCCTTACAAGGTTGATGCAAGATAACCCTGAGATGTTTAAAGAGATGTTGAAAGATCTTAAACAATGAAACCTATTAGACAGTTCCTCTGCAACGAAGCAGATAGTTACATCCACATCAGACCTGAAGATAGTACTGTAAAGATTTCAGATTGTCACAGGTCAGCAACTCTTTGGTTTGATCTCTACGGAGGTAAACCTGCAATTCGTAAAGCAATTAAGAAACTCAATAGACTTATTGATCCCTTGCTTAAATATAAAGAGTATCTTGAAAAGAAATTGGAAGAGTAAATGATTAAAGTACATTACGTTATGACAATGGCGGTCTTCACAACACAGATGAAGAAAGAACTGGACGAGCTTATTAACGATCTCCCATTCGGTTCACATATCTATGTTCAACTAGATCCTGTTTCTACCCCGTTCGACGAGTATGAACTTGAAGAACAAATCAGATGTTGCTATGGTCCTAACGAGAATGAGATCTTATTGTTTGAAACCCCTAAGTCCACTCAAGTTGATATGCATAAGAAAAACTCCTCAAAGTCCGCTGAGGTCTCTGAGGAGTCTATCTTAGATTTAGTTGTTAATAGTCAAGTAAGTACTCTGGATTACCCAGATCAAGTAAGAGCTTGGCTTTTAGATTGGGTGCACGACCATGAGAACATCATGGCTTACTATCGGTTTGTGGTGCGTCCTTTGACTTCTTAATTCCCTGTGCCCACTTAATGACTTCACTTCTACCGAATGCAGCGGCGATAGCAACAGGCACCCCGTAAGTAATAAAATCCGGAGCATCCTGTAAAGCTTTCGTCCCTGCTTCCATATAAGGTTGAAGTGCTGGTACGTAGTGCATTAAGATGAAAGCCATGAAGAATAAAGTCCAACCCTCATCCTTCCAAGAACTATCGCTATTCTTCGTCTGAATAGTATCCCAATCAATATCAGCGGTATCAAGCTTATTAACTCTCTCGATCTTAGCCAACTCGATAGCTCTCTTAAGATCTCTTTTGGCTTTTACCCCATCGCTAATCATACCTACTAAGTCCCCTATGATGGGGATCTTACCAGTAAGTATAGTTTTTAAAAATCCTAACATTTACTTTCCTTCCTTCTTAGAGATCTCTTCTCTAAGATTGGATATCTCCCTAGTTAAATCTATAATTGATTCACTAAGTTTTTGAATAACAATATTCTGTTCTTTGATTGTGTCATTCTGTTCTTTAATAGTAGTATTCTGAGCATCAATCCTACCACCTAAGTTCTTATTCTGTATCTCAAACAGAGCCTTATGGTGATCTTGAGTTTGCTCAACAGAAGTTAGACGTATCTCTTGACTATCAAGTCTATTATCAATAGCAGAGTAGAGACCAACAATGATAGCCCCAAGAGCTATTAAGTTACTTATGTTGATCTCTTTAGAGAACTTCCACCCTTGGGAGTCTTGGGGGTTATTCATTAGTATCTCCTAGTATCATAGGAGAAGAACCTCCTTGTTTAGTTATCCTCTTGAGATCTCTCTCGGGATCCATTTTATCTAGACTAATAAGGAAACGAATCAGTATCTGTTTCTTTTGCTTTTCAAGCTTAGCTATCTCATCTCTCTTCTGATCTCCAGTGAGATCTTTAGATCTTGATATGTTAGCTTGATTGTCATTGATCAGTCTAACTACTTGAGATACTTGTCCAACAAACGGATAGATATCTTTCACCTTACGAGGTACTCCAGTAGAATCTTCTACAATCCTTTCGAGTATTCTTTCCTTAATTAATCCTTCCCTTCTAGCAAGATTGTCTGTAGATTTCTGAATATCTTTTGCGGTCTGTTGCAGTTCGTAAAGCACTCTTGCTCCTTCCCTCAATTCAGAATAATCCAAAGCAAACCTTTTCTTAACATCTTCTAATGCGTAGACTATCGGATTCAAACTCTTAGGTTGTCCTCCAGCGGTCTTAGAAGGTCTCTCTCCATACTCATCAGGTCTCAGTGCTACATCTGCAGCGCTCTTGATCATACCTAACATCCCCGGAGTATAGCTGTTGATGTAATGGTCAGCAACTAATGGGTGGATGAAGGCAGCTCCTTCAGAGTCTCTGAACATACCATCAAGTTTCTTTGACATATCAGAGATGAAGATTGCTAAGTTATTAGTATTAGCTCTGTACATTCTCTCCATGTTAACATTACTTTGATAATACTCAGGGACAATAGGTTCACCAAAGAAGTTCTCATTCTTAATAGCTTGTTCCCAAACAGGGGCCAACATAGTAGGCATACCAACAGATGGAATAGAGTTAGTTGCCCATCTCTTAAGAGCCGCTAGAGTATCTTCCTTAGCATCATCTGATACAACATCTCTTACAGCATTAGTCATAAGCTTTCCAAGAGACCCTACGTCATACGGAATAGGAACCAATACAAATGGAAGTTCATCATCCAACTCAGTAGGTTTACCTTGCATCCAATCCTCTAAAGCTTTATTCATATCTTTAGGTAAGGGGATAATCGTATGTAATGCCTTCGTCTCTTCATCAATCTGAGAGTACTCAGGGTGTAGTCTTGCAAGCTCATCGGTGGCTAGATCATACATAGCCCATCCAGAGATTAGTGCTGCAGCTTTACCCGGTTGATTAGCAAGAGTTCTAAAGAACTTATATCCAGACTGCAAAGAAGCATTCAAGAACACTGTGTGATCTGCAAAGGTATTGAAGTTCTGATTAGCTCCTCTCTTCATGAAGTTAGTAGATACTTCGTTAGCAAAGAAAGCAGCAAGATCAGGAGAAGCGCCATGTTGTTTAGCTAAGTTGTATTCAGCGACACGAGAAGCTGTCTCAAGTCTAGTAACAATGTCACTCCAACCTTGCATACCTTGGTTGTATACTCTCTTGACTAGATTGGTTTGAAGCTGCCTAGAGAATTTCTTATGTCCTTCTCCGGGAGCAAGCTTTCCGAGATCTTTAATCCTACGTGGAATAGTCTCAGATCTAGTTCCTCCGAGAACTCCAGAGAGAATCATCTCACGATACATCTCTTTGTTCTTAATTCCTTGCACTAATCCTTTAGCAGAGGACCAGAGAGGAATAAAAGCAAAAGGAGAGTTAATACTTGCAGAGATCGTATCTCTTAATGAGTTGACCACAGCGAAGTTAGGGGCCTTGGTTACGAAGGCACCATAAAGTTTAGTGCCTTTTTTAGATTGCTCAGCAAAGAAGTCAATTGTCTTAGATACAAAACTATTAGAAGACTGAGTAGCACTCTTCATGTTAGCTGGCCCCATCCATTTCATAAATCTAGCAATGTCAGGATCAACTACTTCATAGAGTGTAGGCTTACCATCTCTAAAGACTACATCATAGAACTTACCTTTAGCTTCTATTGAGTGATTAGCCGGAGCAAACTTCAAGAGTTCTTCAAGAGACATATCCTCTAAGTTCTTTGTGCTAAGCTCAAGCAGTTCGCTAGAGACAACTGAAGAGTCTCCACTCTCCGATAGCTCTTTGAGTTTAGTAGCAAGCGCTCCTTTTAGTTGAGTACGTAAGCTTTTGTTACTTGCGAGTTCTTGAGGGTTTAGCTTCTTAGCTGTTTGAGACGCAAGAAGTTTAGAACCTTCATCACCTCTGGTAGCCATACGATCTACTGTATCGTAGAAAGATCTCTTAGCCATGTTAGCATTAGATTTAAACATAGTAGTGTATACATATTGAGAGATAGCTTCCAAAGGATTCATAAGTTCTACATCAAGGTTACCTTTGATAGCTTTGAAACCATTACCTTTACCAACTGCTGCTTTAAACTCAAGACCATTAGGATCAATAAAGAATGGAGCATAGAAGTATTCTCCTTTAGAGTTCTTAGAGGCAGACACGATATTAGATACATCTTCTTTACTTAGAAGACCAGAGCGTCTAGCGTTCTCAAGAACACCCTGCATAAGAATACGGTATTCACCTATGGCTTTATCAAACTTAACATTAGCTCTACCTTTAGAGATAACTTCAGGAGTTGTCTCTTTGAACTGGAGTACGTTAGAGATACCACGAGACTTAAGAATCTCAGATCTCTCTGCTTGAACCCAGTCTAAAAATTCTCTAGCTTCATCTAAAGTGAAGTCTTGTTCTTTGAAGATATTCCCTAAAGACTTAGTTGGGATAATGTCAGGCTGTGCATGTACTGAGTCCAATCTTGCCATAGCAATAGGTACGTGGTCGAAACCTTCTTCCAAGAATCCTTGAGCCATAGCCATGGACTTGTTCATGTTCTGGTCAAAGAGAATAGCAGGAGTCACTGCAGGGTCGAGACCTTCTGGTACGTTTCTTGCTACAGTTTCTCCACTAAGTACTTTAGCCACTTCAGCGGGTTCAGCTCCGAACCCAATAGCTTTTCTTTGCCAGTCATCAATAAGAAGATTGGGACGAATATACTCAGCAAGAATTCTTCTGAATCCTTTGTTAGTTGCTCCTATCTTCTCAGAGATACCTTCAGAGTCCTTGGGAGTTCTAACTGGAAGAGTGTCTGCAGTTTCTACTACAGTCTCCATAGCAGAACTCATCCAGTCTTTAGCGGTACGACCAGACACCTTAGCTACTACATCATCTAGAGTTCCTTCTCTCTGCCACTTACGAACGTTATGAGAAGCGAGTACAGGGTCCATCTGACCATTACCATCAAGTACCTGCCTAGCAAGAACTCTTTCAAGAACTTCAGGATCTTGTTTCATTTCTGCTAAGACATCTTCAGGGTTACGGCCAGTAGAGTCTCTGATGATATCGTCAATGGTACCTTCTTCAAGAAGACTTCGTGTTTTAACTATTGCTTCTTGGTTGGTCATACCACGGCTGAGAAGATACTCTTCAAAGAGATATTGCTTACCACGGTCCGCTTCACCAAGGCCCACAAGTTCTTTCTCAATTTGATTAGTCTCAACAGCCTTACTAGCGCTGTACTTAGCGATCTTATTACCAACGTAAGAGAGCACCGGAGTAAGTACAGTTGCAACACCAGCCCCCTCTACAGCCATTTTAAATCTGTTGAGAGCTTCAGGGTCTGTAGGATCTGTAGCTAGAAATTCAGTGATAGGGTTAGCAGCTTCAGGGAATTGCTGAACTAAGTTAGAGATGATAGGATCATTTGGATCAAACACAAGCTGTTCACCAATAAGTGCTCCTGCTTCTACCGAAAGAATTCCTGCGAGTCTAGCAGCCTTAGGTGCTGCCATGCCACCAAGCTTAAGAATAGCCTCAATGGCTTTAGGGGCACGAGCTACTTTAACTGCTGCACCTCCCGGAACAAGACCCACAGCTAACTGACCTAAGCCGCCGCCTATGGCTCCCGGAATACTTTCCGGAACATCAGTTTCAAATCTATCCACACTGAGTAGATAAGAAGAAGGGATTTCAATATCAGTATCAAACACAGAAGACAAAGTCTCTTGAAAGAAGTCAGCCATATTGTTGACGCCTTCTTTAGCGCCTTCAGGAATACCTTTGAAGAAATCTCCAACGCCATCCCAAAAACCGAAATCATCTTCTTGCTCTTCATCTTTAGAGATTTGCTCACGGAGAGATAAGTCGATTGTATTAAGTTCATCAATTCTTTTCCTGCGTTGAATCTCTTCATCTTCTTCAAGAGCAGAATAGAGTACGTCCACTGCCTCAGGTTTAATTGAAGCAGTGGGCTTAAGGATCTCTACAGGATCTGTATTCTTTAGGAAGTTTTGAAAGTAATTAGCCATTATTTATTTTCTGATCTTTGCATTGCAGCTTTAACTGCTTCTTCTATTGTAGAGTAACTTGGAAGTTTCTGCCCTTGCTTTACTCTTTCGATTGCTCGTAAGATAGCAGTCTCTTCTATGTCTTCGTCCATATCTCCGGAGAGTATTCTTTCAATATTCTCTTTAGATTGACCTTTAACTAAGGTAGGGATATTAGTAGGTTTACCATCATTAAGCCTTGGATCAGTAACTGTGATGGATCTCTCAGTGGAGAAGGAGCCGTCAGGATTATCAAATCTTCCCAGCTCCCCTTCCAAGGCGGACATTACTTTCCCGGCGAAGACTCCTTGAGTTCTTTAGCGATTAACATTGCGTTGTTGATAGCTCTAGCCCCAGTTTGGAATGCATAGTTGGAATCGAGTAACTCTTCAATAGCTACCTCCCAATCTTTATTCTCTACTGCAGCAAGGAACTTCTTGAAACCTCGGAGGTCTCCCTCTCCTACGTTGTAAGTAAGATCTACAAGAACCTTTTGAATTCTTTCAGGAAGTTCATCATATCCTTTTACGATACGTTTAGCGTCATTAGTAGCTTCGGCAATATCCATAGCTAGGAGTTGTTGAGCTTCTTCTTCTTTAAGTTCTCTTCGACCTCTCATGATATCATCCGCAGCAGTTTCTCCTACAACTTCAGCAAGAGTCTGTTCAGCTCCCGGACGATCTACATTGAAACCAATACCGATGGTTTTATGTCCAGTAGAATCTTCATACACCTTAGCATGAAACCCTCCCTCGTTTTCCGTAATAAGACCCTCAAGAGTTTCATCATCAGGATCACCACGGAACTTAGCAGACAACATGTTACGAGAAAGCTTACTATCCATCTTACCTCGTTTCTCAGCAGCCTTAATAAGTTTAGTGGCTACGAGTTGGCCCTCATCTGAGAAAGCATTCAATAGTTTCAGATCCATAGCGTAAGCATCTCCTAGTACGTTCTTAATAGATTTCTTTAGGTTCTCTGGAGACATAGAGTCTACAAGAGATTTAGCAGACTGAGTAATATAATCTTTCATAGATCTTTGAGTAGGCTCAGAGATAAGTCCTGAGAGTTCTTGAGTAGCTGCACCTTCAGAGGATAACGTTGGAGTCTCTTCAGTGACAGTTACTCCCGGTTCAACAGTTGCCTCTAATGGCATCTTTTCTTCAAGAATATCTACAGGTGAAGTCGGAGCTGTTAATCCTACCATCTCTCCTGAGTTAGGCTCAGGGAACTCTAGAGACCCTGTGGTTTGAAGTTCTTCTCTCCAACCTGCAAGCTTAGTCTGTACTTCTCTACGTCTGCGGGGAGCCAAGGAATAGATTTGATCTTTTAAGATAGAATTGTATTCTTCCTGATTAGTAGCTCTTGATTTAGCATAGTTATCCGCATCAATTAACCACTCCCCATTGGCATCATCTACCATGATATCCACTGCATTCTCATCTGCGATTGTAGAGAAAGCCCTGACTGCAGACTCAAATATATCTGGATCATTGTTAAACTCTAGAAGTACATTCTCCATATCTTTAAAGAGAGGATTAGTTTTAGGTTTTCCTTTTTCATCTAGAATTACGTTTCCTTTTTCATCCTTACGAAGTCTGGAGATTTTAGGCGTTTCGGTAATATCGCCACCAGCCTGTATTCTCTCCATAATATTTTGGAACGGTTCACTGTTGGAAAAACTTGCAAGTCTGTCTTCAGCTCTAGCCATAGCAGTGTTAACGTCTTGCCCCCGCGATACTCCTTCTACAGCAAGCTGAGTAGCGAAAGATCTGAAGGCACTATTGAGTTCATTGATAGGCTGAAGGTTAGCATTAAACTCTCCGTCTCTTCCTCCGATACGAGGGAACAATCCTTCATTACGGAAACGATCTTCAATAGTATTGATATCTTCAGTGGATACTTTTCTCTTAAGATCCTTCAAGCCCGGACCAGAAACACCGGAGCCGACTACCGGGCCTACTGCAGAGGTCTGACTAGTCTGTCTAGTTTGCTCAGGAGTAAACCCAAGCATCTGATTAACTTCTCTTTCACTTGGGAGTTTCCTAGGAGAGAATACATCTAAGAGACCTCCAGAGATTCCTTTGCGCTCAGGTGCAGTAGGAATGAAGTCGGTAGGTTGTGGAGTTTGAGGCTCAGGACCAAACAAGTTTTGAGTATCTTGAGCCAGTCTAGAACCTTGAGATCTCTCAGGTTCTATAAAGTTCTCTCTAAGATACTTAAGAATATCTTCCTGACTTTTCCATCCGACTACATCTCCAGCCTGAATAACTTGATCAGAAGAAAACGTAGACTGTTTAAGAATATCATTAGCAGTTTGAATCTTAGCTTGTCTAATTGCTTTATTCTTTTTGTAATTAGTTACTTCAGTGTTGAATGCTTTAGCTCCGTTCTGAATACTAAGCATCTTCCACTGTTCAGCCTCTTTCATTCTCTCTTGAGTTCTTTGTGCAGCCCCACCTAAGAAGGCTCCCCAACCGAATACACTCATATTACATTCCTTCTGGTTTCTGCATGAAACCTTGATCTTCTTCAGGAGACTCTAAAGTTTCTACTGCTTGTACTACTTGTCTCTCTCCACGAGACAAATCATCAGGAGAGATATTCTGAGCTGGGTTTGTTCTGAATTCAGTGGATACTACTGGTTTAACTCCAGCCTTCTGTGCCATATGAACTAAGATAGCTAGTACAGATGGGGTTATGATTGGCATTAACTGTACAGGAATTACCCCTTCTCCCATCATACTCTGGACTAATACGTTAGAGATAGAATCAATTGGCACTCCCTCGTCCATAGCATCTAAGATCTTATTAGTTGCACTTGGTCTGCTCATAGATTTAAACAGAATATTAATTGCTTCTTCTGCGTTGGTAGTTTGTGGAGGTCTATCAAATGGATACTTTCCGGGTTCAATCGTCATAGATTCTCCGGGGATAGGTCCATTAAATTGTTCTTCTCTAAAGTCTAACTTAGCCATTGTTTTCTTCATCCTGATCTAATAGTGATTGTTGTACTCGTCTTGCTAACTCGAAAGCATCTGTACCTTGATCCATAGCAGAGGCTAGTTTAATATCTTTTCCAGCTACTTCCGCTTTAGTTACTCCACGTTGAGAACTAAGAATCGCAGGAGTAATACTTCCAGAGTCTGTGACTGGAGACATAAACCCTTGGGAGCTTGGGACTACAATAGCTCCACCGCCACCACCTCCAGTTGGTTTAACAATTTTATTGGCAATGTTTTTACCGACCCCGCCTACGATGCCGCCTACTAATCCTGCTGCAAGTGTTCCAATAGCCATTATAATTTCTTTCTATAAATTGTGGACACAGCATCATATCCTTTTCTTTTATAAAGCTCGTCTACTTTAGGAGTACCTTGTAATGATTCCATATGAATCTCAATAGCTCCTTGTTCTCTAGACCAGTCTTCAAATTTTTTAAATACTTTCAAAGAATCTTTAGTAGGTTCTTTAGAAAACCAGAAGATCTCTTTAGAGAGAATCTTAAGAGGATCTCCGAAGTAATGATGAAGACCCCCTACGAAGATTGTTTTGTCTGTACACTCTATAAAGATAGACGGAGAAGAGTAACACAACTCAAAGAGATCTTGAAGGGACTCATCAGTAGACTCAGGCATATCTCCATTGGCGATTGCCATCTTAGTCAATTCAATTTCTTTCTCATACATCATCCGGGAAATGCCTCTTCACCTGTATCATCAAAGAACCCTGACCCTAAGTCTACCCCAGAGCTTCCTCCAGAATCTCCTCCTCCACCTCCTCCGAAGATACCTCCGAAGTCAATGTCATCTACAATTCCTCCAATCACATCCGAAGCCAGAGAACCAAGGAAGCTAGAGTTTCTAGCCTTCTGTTCATTGCTTTGAAGTCTAAGGTTAGTGTTAGCTTGAAGTTCTGCAATAGATCTTCTTACTGCTCTTTCTTCAGCATTCTCAGAGGATTGGAAGTTGAATGCTTCACGATCTCTAGCTAACGTAACGAGGTTAGCCATAGCTGCGTTAGAGATACCTAAGAGATTCTGGGAGTTAACTAAGTTAGCTTGATTCTCCAGTGCAGTGTTAGCTGTGTTAATTCTACGAAGATAATCAATATTAGACTGTTGAACTAACAGAGCGTTCTCAGCATTAAACTTCTGTCTTTGAAACTGCATGTTAGAGTTGAACTGTTGAGCACTTAAGCTTTGAGAAGCATTAAATTCTTTAGCTCTTTGTCCCAACTCTGTCATAAACTTAGAGGTCTCTAGAGTATTCTGAGTGTTTAAGTTTCTTGCTACGTTAATAGCAGCTTGGTCGGACATAAGAGTCTGTAGTCTAGCTTGAGAGTTAACAATAGCAGCTTGTTGTTGCCTATCTAAGTTAGACATATCCATTGAGAGAAACGCTTGAGCGTTCTGAATGTTTGCTTGTTGCCTAGCAGTCATGTTAGTAGTCTCTACAGTTAGAGAGTTTCTAGCATTCTCAATTCGAGCAGCAAGGGTAGCATCCATATTGCTAGTATCAATCTGAAGATTCTGTCTAGCTTCCTCGATAGCAGCTTGTTGAGCAAACCCAGCATTGGAAGTAGCTCTTGCTAAAGCATTCTGAGCATTCTGAATAGCAACCTGTTGCTCATTATTTAAGTTAGTGATATCAATCTGGAGAGCAGCATTAGCATTCTGAATGTTAGCTTGTTGCTGATTCTGAAGATTAGTAATATCTAACTGTGCAATATGAGAGGCCCTGAGGGCACCCAAGGCAGCAGTCTGGCTGAGCTTCTCCATGTTCATAGTCTGGAAGACTTGAGCATCTTGAGCAGCGATAGGCAGAGCAGCTTGCATCAACGCAGCAGTAATACCTTCAGCAGCCATAGAAGAAGCCCCAAGCCCTCTGGCTGCCAGTTTCTGTTCAGCAGCCCTTACAGCAGCAGCAGCCCAAGGAGGAGTACCAGAACCTACGTCAGACATAAGTCTAGTGTATTGTTCCTGCACAGTGGCCCTAGGGTCTACAGGGAAGTTAATAAGACGATCTCTCTCTTCTTCGAGAGCTGCCTTCATCTCCGGAGATTCTGTTGCAGTTGCTGCGGTAGCTTGAGCGGCTTGGCTTAACTGACCTCTGATAGTTTGAATCTCAGGAAGTTCCTCAATTTGAGCAGCAGGTATGTTAGCTCTTGAGAGAATCTGAGGGATTTCAATATCAGGAATACCGGCCATTTGAGCAGCTTGCACGAGTGACTCGGGAGATACTTGCCCGAGCGCTGCAGTGACTTCAGGGGTTAAATGTCCGATCTTAACTGCTTCAACCAGCGGTACTTCAATTCCATCAGGGCCAGAAACCATTACACTGTTAACGTCTACAGTTGGGACACTACCAAGTTGAACTCCTTGCATCATCTCTTCGGATGATAACTGCTGTTGGGTAGGGTCAAACTCAGCCCCTCCCGGAAGAGAGGGGGTTTGAGTCTGCCTAGTAAGCATTTGGATAAGGGCATCTGCAGGGAGTTCAGATGTTTGTTGTCCAGATGTAGTTGTGGTTGTAGTCTGAGTTCCTGTATTACCAGCAGGAGTGTTCTGAGCTGGTCCTTCTCTTACTGGCATCCCGGTTGTGTGTGTAACTGCTCCCGGCCCCATGGTTTGAAACATAGGGGAACTCTGGAGACTAGCTAGAGAGCTGATACCGCCGGGGTTATTGTTACCGAGAATACGGACAATATCATTCTCTGTGCCAGTGACACCTTTTTCATTTATTTTTTTATCTAGTTCTATAGCCACAGACTATCTCCTTAATTCTTTGATAGTATACACTAATTCTACCCTCTTGTCAAGGATTAAGCGCCGTTGTCGGAACGTGAGAGTTCAGCCCAAACATTCCCCCCTATGTTGATCAAAGTAATGGTGTCTTGGATATTATCTAAAGAGAAATCACCGGACAGTGCTAAATTCCCTACATTGTCCTTAACTACGATAGTTCTTCCTCCATTATTAGCTCTCAGTACAAGAGTGTCTCCATCCGATCCACCATTGATAGTCTCTAAATCATCTGTTGCTGCATCCGCTTCAGTGTCTACTGTGTGATAAGATTTTGTAACAGTGATGACCCCAGAGGAAATGGTGAGTTCCGTTGGAGAAGAAAGGTTAAGAGATCCTTGAGCAATAATATCTCCCCCAAAAGTTGCAGATAGTGAACTAGGGTTAAACACTACATAATCATTCGTACCGATGATGGAAGGAGCTAGCTTTAATTTATTACTATCGGATCTATCTACCCCTAGAGTACCCACTGTGCTTCCATTTATTCTAAATCTCACTGTAGAGTCTCCTGAGCCTGTGTTATCAATAGCTAATTGAGATTCACTACTGGCCGCCCCTAAAAGAGCTAATTGGGTAAGAGTTGCACCAGAGACAAGAGTCATTGTCTGCACACCACCAACAGACCATCCAAGAGTATTCACAGCGGATCTATACATACCTAGGTTGGTATTTCCGGGAGCGAAAGTAGGAGCCGCTGCGGAGCCTGCGCCGAAAGCTAAAACTCCAGTTCCTACGGCCCCTCCGTCTTTCAAAAGCACACTATCTACAGTCACCCCAGAGTCTGCTGTAAATTCTCCAATAGTGTTGACAGAGAGAGTAGAACCAAGGGTCATCACCTCAGCTCCACCTGAAGTAACTCCTATCTGAGTATTGCTTTTATTGTAAAAACCGAGTTCCGTACTACCAGAAAAAGTCACAGTTGGTGTCGTTCCTGCTCCATTGGCTACAATTACTTTTCCGTTTTTTAACAACGTGGAATCAATCGTAACTCCCGCATCCGTAGTAGATTCTGCAATCACATCTACAGACAAAGTACCTCCGATATCTGCATCTCCAGTGAAATCTACATTAGGGAATGTAATAGTCCCATCAGCAATATCTTGCCAGTATTGAAGCTCTCTGGTTTTAAGTAAGCCAGTATAGCCGAGAGCGCCGAGAGCATTATACTTAGCATTGAGTAATCTTTGATTAGACATATTTAATCCTTATAAGTTAAATTGATATAGTGTTCCTGTACCCTTTGCGGTGTACATTTTAGTTCCTCTGTCATTAAACCAGATACCAGTACCCCCTCCAGAAGTATACGTGCTGGTTTCAGAAGCGCCAGAGAAAGACCATGGAGTTGGGCAAGTAATTAAGAAAGTGTTACTACTGACCCTATCTACATAGAAAGCCCTAGTTCCATCCGGCTTAAAGAAGATACCATGTGGTTGAGTACCAGAACAAGAGAAAGTATTGCTATCACTAGTCGCTGTAGTTACGTCCCAAGGAGTACTTAGAGTGTATCTAGAAATTCTATCTAATGTGGATTGACCAGTTGTTACAAACATGTAAGTACCAGTAGGGTCTATGTAGACACCTGATGGTGCAAACCCAAGAACAAACTCCCCTGTTAGACTGCACGTAGAGATGTCTCCAGCGGAACTCATGGTAAACTGATAAATAGACCCAGATGCTTCGGAGTCTAAAGGGGTTCCTACGTAAGCATAGGTCTCTGTAGGGTCTACGAATATGCACCTCAGAGTGTTATCATCAGGAGTAATAGCAGAGGCAGCATCATAAGAAAGTGAAGCATATGACCCAGACCCTAGGTTATCTGTTTGAGATAGTGAATACTGATACAATAACCCAGTAGTTTGTCCTGCTACATATAGAGTATCTCCGGCTGAGTTTAGATGAGCACCTTGAGCTGAAGTATCTTGAGAGGAAACATCTAAAGTAATTCCCTGGTCTACAACTTGTACGAAACTCCAAGGGAAAGATGAGTTACCTATAAGCATCTGTAACATTAGCTAGACCACCCAAGCATTCCTTTGAAGGAAGTTCCTGCATCTGTAGTCAAGAAAGTAATCACGTAAGATTCTCCGCTTGCTAAAGTAGGAGCGCCAGCAGCACCCCAGTCAACTGTCCCCGGCCAAGTGATCGTATGTGCTCCGCCTAAAGTTAACTCAAGAGTATAGATAGAAGACACTCCAGCGGGTACGTTAGCAAAAGTAAACGTAGTATTTCCAGAGGTAGTTTTAGTTCCAATGTTTCCGTTATTGAAATCTAAAGCAGTAGCAACTGAAGCTGTAGTATACCCTAGGTCCTTGAGAGTAACGTTCTCAAGAGTACCGAAAGTAACTGTGTCTGTCGTCCCGAGATCTTGATCAATAGAGGCCAGATTAGAACTATAAGCTTGAACATCTGTACCAATGACAAGACCTAAAGTAGATCTAGCAGCAGAAGAACTGGAGTCGTCAAGCAAGGATCTTGCAAAGGACGTTAGAGTAGTGACCGCGTAAGTATCGCTAGCAGTCGTATAGATCATTCTATCCGCCGCCGTAGTTAACCCGGAGATACTTTGGAGTCCTGCATCGTATGCTTGTACGTTAGTTCCAATAGCAACCCCTAGGGTAGTTCTTGCAGTAGCTGCGCTAGAGTCATCCAAGAGAGATCTTGCAAAGGACGTAAGGTCTGTAACTGCATAAGTATCACTGGCGGTCGTATAGATCATCTTGTCCGCTGCAGTTGTTAGGCCAGAGATAGAAGCAAGTCCTGCGTCATAAGCTTGTACATCAGTACCTATAGCGACTCCTAGAGTATATCTAGCAGCAGCAGACGTAGTATCATCAAGTAAAGACCTAGCGAATGACGTGAGATCTGTAACTGCATAAGTATCACTGGCAGTCGTATAAATCATCTTATCAGCAGCCGTAGTAAGTCCTGAGATAGAGGTCAGTCCTGCGTCAAGAGTCTGAGCACCGATAGTTGTTCTTACTGTAGCTGCATCAGAATCATCTAGAATAGTTCTAGCGAAAGATGTTAAGTCGGCTACCGCGTAAGTATCTAAAGCTGTCGTATAGATCATCTTATCAGCAGATGTAGTCAAACCTGCAATTGAAGCTAGTCCAGCATCGTATGCCTGTACGTCCGTATCAATCTCTAGACCAAGAGAGATTTGTGCTTCCGATTGAGTAGTTGCTCCAGTTCCTCCGTTAGTAATAGGGAGAGTGCCAGAGACAGAAGAAGTAAGGGAAATCTTTGGACCATTGCCAGATGAACCATCGTGAGCATGTCCAGTAGTAGCATCAAAGGCAGCCTCTAGCTGATCAAATTCATCATTAAAATGTGCAGCCTCAATAGTATTCCCTGTGGCTATATCGCCAGAGGATTGTCTAGTATAACCTGCCATTATTATCTCCTATCATTTGTAGAGAACTCTACTGTTATGTTTTGAACAGAGAAGCTCCCTAAAGAATCATTTGCGTTTATAAGGAAAGATACGTTATTACCTGACCCTACTAAATTATTTTTAGAAGTTACTGCGAAGTTTTCACCATAGACAGCAGCCCCATACGTTGAAGACATATCTCCATAGAAATCAAACACTGTGTCTCCAGTCCCTAATTGGATAGCTGGAGGTTGAATCGTACCAGAGTCTAAGTAATTAAAAGTATACTGAAGAACTGGTGAAACATTTGCCTGAGCGAATAAGTATATTCTGCCTTTGTACAGTGTCTTTCGTATTTCATTATCCCCTAAGGGCCAATAAGGAAATCTTATATAAGCATTAATATCTACTGAATTAAAGCTATTGCCCTGTTCTTGCTGATATACATACCCATCATATCCTGCGTGTACTACAGTTTCAACATTGTTATGTATGTTAGAGTCAGAGTAAACGCAATTAATACCTTTAAGCCTATACCATTCCATAGTAATGGAACCTTGAGAACTCAATCGAATCCCACCCAGCAGCCCCAGACCTTCTATCTCATCTATGTCAGACTTACCAACGAATACTCTATATTGAGATTTCTCTCTTACTACTGCAGAAGATACATCCCAAGCAGAATTTCTAAAAGGAAGAGATTCCATAGTATCTGGGATATTTCTAGTGATACTCTCAAGTTGTATATCTCCAATCCTATCCGTACCTGAGATAGTTCTTACTCCGTCATAGGCCACATAGTAAATATCTCCAGACAGTTCCCTAATAGTTTTATTAGATACAATTCCAAGTCGATCTGTCACTGTGGTTAAAGAGAAATCTGCAGAACTAGTCCCTACAAGTTTATCTATAGAGTTAGTCCCGAATACGTATAAGGCATTTCTCCAAATAGCTAGACCTGTCTTCTCTGTTCCTGTATTAATGACTGCAGCGCCATTAGCTACTGTATAATCTGTTTCATCATTAGGTGAAGAAATAACTAATTGGTTGCCATCAGTGAAACACATATGGTTAGAGAAAGATTTTACTGAGGTAGCTGTAGGGGCAGACGACAGTGTAGTAACAGTAGTTCCATCATAAGTGATCGGTCGGTTAGTGCCATCCACTAGAATTATCTTTTCAGAACTCCAGTTATATCTATCACACATATAGTGGGACGTAGGAGTATATGGTTGGGTATGGATAAGAGTCCAACCAGAGCCTGAGCTTCGGTAAATCTTATCGTTCCTACAGGCTAGTACGAAACCCAAGAAAGGAAAAATCCCTAAGATCTCCCCAGTTCCCGGGACAACTTCAGTGTCATACTTAGCATGTCCCATAATCTTTCTGTACCCACCGATAGAGGAAGGTTCAAAGTTCTGAGCTTCTCGTAAGCTTCCCGGAAAGTTTGCCCCTTGCTCTAACGGAGGAAGGTTTTCAATAAGTCCACCTTCAAAGCTTACAGTGTATGTACTCCACCTATCTACCATTAGAAGGCTCCATTGTATGCTCTACGTTTCCCCGGAGATCTTGCGAGTTCTGAACTAGATCTAGTGTCATATACGTATTCTTTATTATTAATAAGAAGAGTGCGCATAGCGCGAAGCCCTTCATTAAATCTGCTGTTCTCAATACTCGCGGCTTGTTCATTAGATCTAAACATATATACATAATAAAGAGCACCAGATACTATAAGGTGGTCGAAAGCCGTAGGGATGTTAGTGGTGTCTGAGTGTAGAGACAGATCATCTGGTGTTGCCCAGTAGCCATATTCAACCACGTATGCTTTATCTGGTACAGTACTGAACCCCATTTTATTATCTTGAGTTCTATATACGTAGTCAGGGATTCCTCCCTCACCAGTCTCTAGGTCTTTATCTCGTTCTCTAAACCTAGCAATCCATTCATCGTAATCTATTAAGTATAAGTTCTTAGCAGGTACGCTTAGTGCATCACTTTTTTGAATTAAAAAGGAATCCCAGTCAGGAACTTTTAAGTCTGCTGGAAATGAGTAAACCGCCTGATCGGCGGTGAGAGTTTGGGTCGTATCAGTATAATTGAACGGCCAAGTATTTTGATGTTGATTTATTCGTCTAATGGAATCAATGACGGCATCTTTAGCCACAGCAGAGAATCCAGTAGCTGCTCCGAAAGTCAAAGAAGTTAATTCAATATCGTTAACTCTTCGGATGACTTTATTGGTTAAGTCTAGAAATGTTGATCCCATATCAAACTCCAAGTAGATATAGAAAAGGGAGAGGACTTAACCCCTCCCCTATCTTTATTTTATTAACCAGCGTCTTTAGCAGACTGAGGGCGAGGCTTAGAGTTGTAGTCAGTAACTTCAAAGAGTACTTCTACTTCCCAATCGTCATTCGCACTCGATGCCGTAACCACTTTAAGCTGAAGTACATCAGCAGAGGTATACAGAATCTTTTGGCTAAACACGCCGTTGGTTCCTTGAGCAGCAAAACCTGCCGTAGTACCATCCGCACCGTCTACAAACTCATCTGCCGTGGAGCCATCTCCAAGGTCAAACGTAAGAGTCGTTCCGGTATCTGCAGTGAGTACGTTAAGTGTGGCGAAACCAACCGTGGTACCTGCAGGAATGGTGCAGACTTGGATCAGGTCGTTAGCAGCAAGAGCCGATCCTTTAGCATCAGCAGCATCAGCACCTCTGAGTCTTACACTAACAACACCCGGTTGTTTCGTATTGAAGTTACCCAGACCAGCGCCAGTACCGCCTTGCTTAAGAGTAGAAACAGTAGCCATGTATTATTCTCCTATCTTACTATCTTATGCCGACGGCGAGTGGTAAATTGCACCAACGAGACCTTCAGGACGAAGGACTTTACGGCCATACATGTGAAGACCACGAACGATATCTGCGAACGAATCGGTGGAGCGGAAAGATTCCACTTTGTTGATCTGTTCTGCAGTAGCAGTCGAGGACATATGACCAGCGAGGATCCAACCATAATCCGAAGAGGACGTACCCGACGGACCAGAACCAGCTTTCAGAAGGTTGTTGGATTTGTAGAGCTTGAAGCCACGAAGTTCACCTTCAGACACCATACCATTACGGAGGATACCTTTTTCAGTGTAGTCGTTGTTGAGGATCTTAGAGTTCTCATCGCTGAGTTTCTCATAGAATACCGGATCAGCTACGAGCCAGCGTTGATCGCCGGGGACGTTAGCTTCATCGAGCAGACGTTGGAAACGAGCAAGAAGGCTGAGAGCCGAGAAAGATGCGGAGTTATCTTCCGAGCCGTCCGTCACAACTTCAATCGGGTTTGCCGTGGTACCAATCTTGTGAGCAGCATAGCTGACTTCACCATCAGTAATACCAACTTGCGTGGTCATGTATTCAAGAACTTCTCGGTCATATTCCGTAGCAAGCTGATAAGCTGCACGGTCAGTAGCCATCGACTCCCAGTTAAGGTGAGCTTGTTTAGTCTCGATGTCATCTACTTTGAACGAGAAAGAGTTTGCCTTATCAATGGTCAGAACAATTTCATCGTCTTGAAGATCTTGTGGGCTTACGGTCTTACCACGTACATACGAGGATACCGATACGTTAGGTTCTTTGATGATTTTTACAGTATCACCGAACTCAGCAATGTCTCCGAAGTAATCGCTATTAGTAATCTCTTGGACTACGTTTGTTTTGCGGAATGCGATCTGAGCCATTTTGGAGTAGATCGTCGGAGAGAAATTACCATTAGGTAGGTTGCCGTAACCGGCGACTTTATCAAAAGCCATATTATTTCTCCATAAAATATTTTTTATTGTGGCGTCTATAACGGCTCAGGTTTATACGGTAGTCCTTGCGGGGCGTAAATACTGAGGTAGGTTAGTTGCCGAATCATTCATTAGCGCGATATCTTCCTTCGCGTTGAGCTTTCTTAATACTCTGGAAGTTCGCCTTAAAGTCTTCATCAGACATTTTTCTAATCTCAGAGTCTTTCCAGATTTTTCTATCACCGGTGTTATCTGGAGCAACATCTGATACACTTGACTTAGAGATGCTTGCCGCAGCAGCAGCCTCTTCATCTTTCTTTTGTCTCTTAGGTTGAGGTTCTTCTCTAGTGCCTAAGAGTCCTTTCTCTGCTTTGAACAGAGTAATTGCTTTAATAGCAGCAGCAGCGTTGGAGCTATTATACACAGCGGTAGGAATCCAATCAAGACCATCTTTGCCTTGTTCATCTACCCACGAATGGAAGTCTGGGTCCTGACTGAGTTGATCAAAGTCTTTGTGAACCGCTTTTACTTTCTGAAGAGCAGACTCTTTAGTAAGTTGCTTCTCTTTTTCTTCCATCTGTTTAAGCTTAGCTTTGAGATCTTCAACAGCTGCGCTTGAGTATTTATCTGCTTTCTGACTCGCGATAGTTTCAATTACTTTCGCAATCTCAGGGTGATCTTCTCTCCACTTATCAAGTTCTTCTTTGCTAGTGGGGAGTGTTACACTCGAATTCTTTTGAGCTTCTTCTAGTTCAGCTCTCATCTTTTCTAGTTCAGATTTGTATGAATCTTCTTTTTGCTGTGCATGTCTACGAAGTTCACCATATCTGCTTGCCCAGTTTCTCTGAGCCTCATCGAGGTGCTCATTCTTTAGAGCCTCTTGGATCTCTACTTCTTCAGGATCTTCGGAAGCCTTGAGCCTATCTTCTTTAAGTTTATTTACTTCTTCTTCTAGTTCAGAAGTGTCTACTTGTTTACCTCGATATTGTTTAGTCATCATTATATAATCTCCTCGGGGCCTTTCGGGTGGCCGATAATGTTTGTATAGTTATATTCAAAAGAACTTTAAAGTCAAATAAAAAATTACAATCTTCTAGAAATAACTAAATGAGATCCTACTTCTCCAGTTACATTAGAAGTATCTGTTTTATTTTTAGCCCAAACTTCCACTCTATCATCTGTATCTAAATCTGCAATTGTCATAATAGATACGTTTTCTATTCTGCTAGACCCTGTACTACTCTTAATCGTGGTTGTAACTTCAGGACCTATTTCTGTATATCCGGCAGAAGAGGAATCATACTTTCTAAGCTGTACAGCTACATCATCATTTTCTCCACCAGAAATAGAAAGAGATAGGAAGATATTAAACTTATCAGAATCTCCTAAGTAAGTTATTTCGTTATTTCCTGTCTGAGAAAATCCGCTAGCTTCAGAAACAGTAGTAGTTCCCGCGAGTTTGTACAAAGTATTTGACTCAGAGATTGTAGTTGCAGAAGAAGAAGTCAAGCTCCAAGTAATTCCTGTATGTGGTCCGGTTAGTATAGAATCTAGAAAATCTTTCTGAGCTTGAGTAATAAGATAATATCCGTCAGTATCCTGTAAGGAATCCCAGTAGTTTCTACGTCTTTCGTTCATAAGAGGGTGAGTAAAACCTAACCTCTCACAAGCATCATATTCAGATTTTATATATGCTTCCGTCATGATTCAAGTATTGCTTTAATGTCGTATAGTTTCTTCTTGTCTGCTTTGATCTGTCCTTGAAGTTCTCTTACAGTATCTATATCTTTAGCTGTGACTAGATCTTCTTTAGCATCACTGATACAGCCTTCAAGATAATCTTTAAGTACTTCAACCCCAGTCTTAGTTAGATGCTTAAGAAGCTGAATACGTTCAGTCTGATTACTCTTCACTTACTTCTCCTGTATTTCCAGAGAACTGTGGTGTTCCGGGAGCAGGTGCTCCAGCCACCCCAGCGATCTCATTAGCTGGATTAGTCTCTCCATTCATTCCCTCAGTTTGTTGTCCCCCACCTTGTTGTGATTGTAGCATCTTGGCTTTAATAGCTGCATCCTCTTCGCTCAAGGTAACCTTATCCGGGTCTAGGTCGAGAACTTTAGCAATCTCTCTGAGTACATACTCATCGTTAATTCTCATAGCTAGGTTCTGATAAGATCCAGTTACTTGGAGGAACTGAAGCAGCCTCTGACTTAGAGACTCTTTAGACAGTAGAGAAGAAACACCATTGGCTTTAATCTCTAGATCCCCTGCATATTTAATCTCATCAAAGTCGAACTGCATGTTGAAAGCAAAGTGAGCTTTAGCTAAAGGCTCTAATAGATAGTCATCAATGTTTTTAATAACTGTCTTAATAGAGAGAGTAGCAGCACCTAGCAACATAGAGATACCTGAAGCAGTTCTTCCTACGCCTGAGATACCTGTCTGTCCATGAAGTGCGGAAGGAATACCAGTGGTTTCGTCTGCCAACTGTCTGGCCCTATCATACATCTGCATATTAGTTTGCCCAGTATTCTGGAAGGTAGTGCTGAAGATAGCTTGACCCGGAGCGCCTCCTTGGCGTCTAAAGATTTTACCGGGATAGATGCTCATGTCTTGGCCGGGGACGAGATTCTCTTCATCTACTTCCAGAAGTACGTTACCTGCAAGAGCGGCATTATCAATAGCCATACGAGTAAAGCCATTCATAAGTCTTTGAGAGTCGTCCATATTCTCTGGGAGTCCTACTCCAAAGAAGTTGTACGGGTCTTCCTCATAAGGAACTCTGTAGTAGGGAATACGCATAGGTTTGAATGGATTAATTACCAGCCTGATAATCTCTCCGTTGCATACCCAACAGTTCACATGGAGCTGGTCAGCATCTTCATAGCCTTCAGGTACTTCAAAACCTTCAACCATATCCAGAAGATCTTTATCAATAACTCCCCAGTATTCTAGAACGAGATACCTGTTCTTGGTGGAAGGATCAGATCCATCTCTAATCTCAGTCTCCCAGTATTCATCTTGATAGTTAGCCCCTTTGTCTATAGCTTTCTCGATTCTTTCCTCACGGAAGAAAGGTTGCTTTCTCAACTTAGCCAGCTCACTTCTAGATTTACGGTGGCGTTCAATGATCCATTCACAGTCATCCATACAAGTAGCATCAGGGTCTGGATAGATATTCCATACAGATACGTGAGAGGTGATAGGAACTACTTTCTTAACAGGATCATAGTTACCTTCGTCATCCCAACGAGGATACTCTTTAGTCGAGTAGAGAGGACCTTTAATGATACCAGTACCAAGCATTACACACTCAAGCAGAGTCTTCTTAAGATTACTAGCACCATTGGATTCAACCATCTGGTCTCTAATCTTTTTCTGGATTCTCTCTGCTTCCATTTTAGCTGGGTCTAGTTGCTTCTGACCTTTCTTAAGTGCAGGGCCTTCTTCAGCCTTAGCACCATTGAAGAGAGAAGCAATCATACGAGAAGCTCGATCAGTTAAAGACTCACCGCGTACCGCATCATTACCATCGCCAGCAAAACCAATAACATCTACAGGTTCAGACTCTTCGTACTTCTCAGTTGTGGTAGGGTCAATGTGAGCGTTATCTGTGGCACCCTCAGGGACTGGAGTAGGTTCGATAGAGATAGGTACTTTGTTTTCACTCAGTATAATATCAAGGATCTGTCCATAAGCCGCAAGAGTTTTAGTTTTAGTGATCTTAATAAATACTTTAGATTTTTCAGTATCAAGAAAAGGAGAATACTCTCCCTTATAGTTCTGATACCATCGTAGCATTTTCTCTTCGATCTCTCGTTTGTTTGTTTTAGATTTATTGTAACAAGAAACAACATGGGCCGCTACAGGACCAAGCTCCATCTCTGTACTATCTTCATCTCCATCCTCTAAAACTAAAGGATTAGTGATTGTAGTTTCGTCTTCCATATTTATTCCTTAGTGTCCGAATACTGGATCAATAACTCTAGGGGCTGTTGACCCAGTCATAGATCTTATTAGTTTTGATTTAGCAGTTCTTGGTCTGCTTCTTAATCCATAATGTAATGCATCGTAAGCGTGATCTTCAGAGTTCTTCTTAGCTACCTTCTCAGGATCATTAGGATCCACCTGAAGCATAGGAAGAGTTCTAATTAGGTTCACACAAGTGTTGAAGATAAACAATGAAGGAGATCTTATTGGATTACCTTGCTCATCTACCTTACCAGTTTCTTTGAGAGCTAGATACCTGTGTACTGCTTGCTTACCTGCAGCTCTAGACCCTTGAGATTTATCGGCTGGTTTGAAACCAACTACACCATTTTTTCTTAGAGTCTTATTAATTGTTTCAAATATAGTAGGACCAGTAACTCCTCGGCTATCCTTAGTAGATCCGTCGATAACTCCGTACTCTACATAATCCTTAGCTTCTTTCTCTATACGTACAATGTTTTCAGCCCATTCTTTATCGTAGACATTCTGGCCGTACCATTCTCTGTACACATAAATATTACCATCCCAGTCTACAGCCATCCATAGTACACAGAACGGAGAAGAGAACCCCCAGTCAGCTGCTCTAAACTTCAGCCAGCTACCGGGGACTCTAAAGGGTTCAATAACATGAACTGTTCTGTCGAACTCAGGAAACGCCCCTTCAGCTACTACGTCCCAGTTACCTTCTAGCATTTGTTTACGTTGAATATCTGACAGAGTAGCAAGAGCTGCTACGTAGGATTCATCGTGAAGGAGAGTAGGGTTATCCCACACTCTTGCCGGGATGTACTTAAGAGTTCTCTTGGTTTCTACATGTTGTTTAGTGAGAGGGTTGTAGAACTTAGCCAGTTCAAAGAAGGTGGTGTTAGCTGGAGCGGGATCAATAAACTTTGATTTCACCCAAGCTGAGCCTACGTTACCGGGGTTGCCAGTACATCTAATGTAGGTAGGGAGAGTAGGATCTGTAGAACGAACAGAGGATTTTACCAGATCATAAACCTCAGAGTTTGGATACTGAGGAAGCTCATCAATACCTACCCATGTATATGCTTGTCCTCGATAGCGTTCAGCATCATCTGCATTCTCTGCATAACCAAATTCAATTCTAGCTCCAGAAGGGAAGTTCCAGATTTTATCTGTTTCATGATACTTAGCCCCAGGGTATGCTTTAGGATACAGCTTCTTAGTGAGGTGAATGATGTCCCTAAGTTCTGGCATGGTCCTACGGATGTAAAGACCACGGAAGTTTCCATTACCACAGTAACGAAGGGGATCTGCAATCAGAGCATAGGTCTTGCCACCACCACGAGCACCGCCATAGAATACTTCGTCTTCAGTTGCTGCAAGGAAATCTTCCTGAGGTCCCTCGTTTGGCTTGAAGATAATATCTTGTTCTTCTTCAAAGATCTCTTCTTGGATATCTGCAGGGATCTCGATAGATCCTTTAGTTTCCTGATCTAATCCTTTAACAAGATTCTTAAGTCTGTTTCTACTATTGGTTAGCTGTCGTTTATGTTCTTTAAGCTTTAGCTTCTCGCGTATAATCTTTTTCTCTTCAGAAGACTTAGCATCTTTAAAAGAGTCTTGATTCCTTGCTTCATTCCCTACGTGACTCAAGCCATGGCTCGGGGTAGGAAGCATTGTAGTTTCTACTTGAGAATAGAACTCCTCTACTTCAGAGAAGTCTGTGTTCTTAAAGATCTCATTGTCACGTTTAATTCTTTTGTTTAAACCAGTATGAGTAATACTCTCTCCGGTCTTAGACGTAAGCCATTCAGCCATCTCTCGAGATGACCGACCTTCTTTGAGATAGTCTTTAGCCATCTCAAGATAGTCGAGCTTTTCTGGGACAGGGATAAACTTAGTCTTATCTTCATTGAAGACAAAACCCCACGGACATCTTGTAGTCCGGTAGGGTTTATCTATTGCCCACCATCTATAGTGAATTAAACTTGCCATGGATTAAACTGCGTAATGTACTGCGATAGCTACAACTGCTGGTACTGCCCATTCGAGAACGGTGGGGAATTTTACAACAGCCTTAGCTCTTTCTTTAATTACGTTAACTGCTTCTTTAGCTGAAGCTTTGAAGTCTGCCCATGAGGTAAACTTAAGAGTTCCGCCCTTGATGTTTGTCTTCTGCTGTCCAAGTTCTCTACCTACGTAGAAACCTACAGCAACCAGCCAATGTGCTCCTAGTGCAGTGATAACAGCAACTAATACACTGTGTGAAACTACACCTGCAATTTGATTCTTATTCATTATCATTCTTTCTTTTCTCTGGAAGGATGAAGATACCATTTGGTGCTTCAACTTCGTGTTTAACTTTCTCTTGTTTTGCAAGACCAATACGATCAAGTACTGCTGTGGTGGCTGCAAGGAGTTCTCTGTTTCCGGGCTTGGTGGGATCTGTTAAGATTCCTAGGAGTCCACTAACTGCCTGTGGTGCTCCGGATGTAAGCTCTGCTTGCGCTCTTTCAATAATCAGCTGCATGACGAATGGAGTGAATGCTTGTGAGAACTTAGTAGTGGGTGAGTATCCCGCAATGTTCATAGCCTCTCGCTTATTGCCATTGACTTCAAACATCGCATCTACAAGTTTCTCTTGCATCTCTGTTGGTTTGTTTTGAGTTTTAATCATTTGTTTCTTTCTCTGGGGATAGGATTAGTATCTCAGCCCTTAATCCTTTTTGTCCCTATCCTTAGGTAGCTTATGATGTTCCTCTAACATATCTTCTTCCATAAGCATGTCATAGATTTCCCTAGTGGTGTAGTGACGGCCATGCCATTCACTGTCAGGGTTTTTACCAAGTTCGTTGATGTGGTTCTTTACATAAAGTATATCGCTGTGGTGCATCTCAATTCCTACAAGTTGATCATCTGGATCATCAGCCAATCTAGAAAAGACTTCGCTGAGTAGGGCTGAGTATTCTGAGTCGTTTGTTATATTCATTTTTATTCTTTTGTCAAGGATCTAATTCTAGTTCCTGTAGAATCCTGTAGATAAACTTCCAAGTTCCCTTGAGGTCCTCTTTGTTCTTCCAACTTGTATCCTTCTGCTTTCCAATTAGGGTTTTCTTCTCGTAGATCTTCTAAGATCTGTTTCATTAGTTCTGTCTCGGTCATTCAAATACCTCTAGGATTAATTTTAAGGGCCACTGAGAGGCCATCTCTTTCTTTTTGGTACCAGCATAGCTGAACTATTAGAGATGACGTCTCACGGTACCTTAAAATTGATTTAAGAATCTCTTCCACCTACAGGTGTTAATTCAATGCAGGTGTATGTTATGTCTTTACCGGTCTCTTTAGATAACTCTGGAGCTGCAACAGAGCCAATCTCTTTACATTTCTCTAGATTCTCCACAGATTGCCCATAGACTAGCTGAGGATCTCCAGAGTTTATACCAATAAAGGATAATATTACCATTAATTTCATTTTATTTCCTTTCATTCCCCTTGATTGCCTGTAGTTTACCACACTATCGTGTGTTTTGCAACAGGAAAAATAAAATAAAAGCCCTACTTAAGAGATTCTTAAGGGGCTTTAGGGTATCTTAGGAGTTTCTTTAGAGATATCTCTTAAGATCTTTAGAGTTTCCTAGAGTATCTCCTAAGTATTTAAGGTATTACTTAGGTAGTAATGGTAATACTCTAGGTAAACTCTGTAGTATCTAACTGAATAGAGTCTTAAGAGTATCTCTTAAGTATCTTATAAGATATATTATACACACTTTTGAGAATCTGTCAAGTATATTTCTTATAAGACCGGCGAGGGTAACCCAGAAATACCCCTAAGTAACCCCCGAGTGTCTCTGGTAACTGGGTAGATCTCGCCAGTAGTCGTTTGGAAACTCCTAAAATCTCCTGAGATTCTCTAGGGTTTTACTATTAAGATACTTATGGGGTATTGTGGTACCTTAGGAGATACTTTGGAGATACTTGGGGTTAATAGGTTTACAACCTTCAGGTGATATTTTCTCATAAGCCAGTATAATAGTAACGTACACACCCCCCAGTGGCCCCTAGAGACCCCCTTAAGTTACCTTATAACATATCCTCCCGAGTATCTCCCGAGAAACTCTAGGGATACTGCGGGGTTCTCAAGAGATACTTAGGGGAACTAACTAGTATATTCACCCAAAAGGGTTAATGGGGAGGACTGTAGAGGGACTTAGGGGTTATACTATAACATATCCCCCAAGTTTCCCTTAAGCTTCTCCCAAGACTGGTACGGTACTTGCATTATGTTCTCTCTCTGTTCTCAATAGGCCCTAGAATTAGTTTTAAGGGGCCCCTAGGGCGTATCTCTATCTTTCAGGTAGGGTGATACCGGGAACTAGAGAGTTATGAAAGGTTCCTTGTTTGTTCTCTTTATGTTCTGGCACACTTCTTGCTACGCGTACACAGGTACTATTTAGTTTCTTTAGAGTACTGTTAAGTTTTTCTTATGAGTATCGTTAGAAAATCTAGTTTGAGAAGTCCCTTAGGATATGAGAAGGTAGGGACATGGTGAAGGAACACAGGGGATTGGCCCTTGTGCTAACGGAGTAGCCGATATGAGCAACTATAAGCTTTTGCGCATTAGTGCGCCTAATTCCTCTAATGCGGGGAACTTCTGGATCATGGACAACACTGGTCTAGAAGTCCGTACATGGGATAACCGAGAAGAAGCCCTAGATATGGCTATGGCCTATCTCGACAACGGGCAATATGCCATGGAAGTTGTATACATTCCTTCCGGTATCTCTTGGCGTATCAAGAGGAGCAACTAATGGCTAAACAATCATACAAGGTTATTACCTTGGCAGATGGTACAAGACACCGGGCAATCTCTTGCCCTACTCGTAAGACTATCCCAAGCGCCCCTAGCGGTATCTCTAAAGGTACTGTTAAGGCCCCTGAGGTGAAGCTAACGAGGTCTCAGAAGAAGCTACGACGGGAGCAAGCCCGGATAATGAGGGAAGCACAGTTCGCTGCCCGAGAATATCCCAAGGGCAAGGGCCAAAGGTCAGGCACGCTTAGTTCATCCTTTGAACGCTGCCTAATGGCGAAGCCCTCTAAGTCTCAGAAATAACCCTACGGGGTTATTTTCCCCTGTTAGCCTCGTTAAGAATATGTTAAGACCTTTAGCGTATTTTTAACCGGACTGACAAATCAGTGTCCGCCGCTTTAGTCCTAACTGCCATAGGCGACGAGGGCGAGGCAAGCCGCAAGGCAGGTGCGACTAGATAGTTTCAGTCTTAACTAGGGCCATCCGATACCGGCCTTAAACGTATCGGTGACGCTAGACGCCAGAAAGCCGTGGTGTCACAGTGAGCATATATGTGAACGGTAGCGTGAACGTGTACGCTTAAAGCTTGCCTTAGCGCCCTTAGGGTATCTTTCGAGATAACTTAAGAGATAAGACTTCGGACTGTAGCGTTAAGCACAATGGCCTAGACCTGACAAGTCTAACCATAGTTATACGGGATACCTAACCAGCTTTGGCAACAATCCAATAGGGGACACCAAAGCAACCGGGGAAGCTAGACTTCCGTTAACCGGCGAGGTAAATAATTCACATATACTATCTAGTTTCTTTTGAATACTGAGTTGGAAGCTGAAGCATAATCGGAATAATGCGCAAATTCTAGACCCTTGAGAACCAGACTATAGAGGCTGGCAGCTTCCTACTGAGTATTTAGATTAACTGGAAAGGAATTAAACATGACCTTCAAATCGCCCCGAGTTAACGGCATTAAGGTTGCCAAAGTTAACGGCCATTCCGTTGGCGCAATTTCTCATGACGTTATCCCGCCAATGCCAACAGTTCATCTGTCGGATAAATGCCAAGTGACGTTTGCGACTAAGAAAACCATGGCGGAAACACTTAACGAGTGTTACGCCTAAGATACTATAGTTAACGCCCTAGAGTTTCCTAACAAGATACTCTAGGGTTTTTCTTTAGAGAACTTAAAGAGATTAACTAATGGTGGTTAGTCTCTCCAAGTCCTCTTATCGAAAGGGAAAAAGAAGATGGCTACTGAAAAAGAAAAAGCTGCATTCGCGGCTAAAGACTTCGATAAACAAATGCTTCCTACTATTCGCAAAACTGGTACAAAACTGCGTGAGTTTGTCCAGATTGCAATGGTACATGCTCATGAAGAATATGTACAAGGTAAGCGCGACTTTGACGCTATGGCGCGGCTTCTCAATGCGGTTTATGCAGGGTTTACCCTTCGGACTGCCAAAGTTGTGGCCTCGTACATCAAGGAACACGGTCCTTATGCGGTAGAATTCCGCAAAGATCCTAAGACTAAGGCCGAGCGCTGGTATGTCAAGGAAGATAAATCGGAAGATGCTGTTGCATTCGATCAGATGAAAATCCAATGGTATAATTGGGACAATGGCAAAGCCAAGCAGGAACTGAAGAACGAGGAAGATTTCCTCAAGATGATCCAGCGTGTTGCCAATGACAAGGAACACAAGCGCTTCAACGCGAAGGCTGTGGCAGTGGCTAACAAGACGCTGACTTTCCTGACGGAAGAAACTCAGGCTGACAACATCGCCGCCTAATATTCTAGGTGGATAACTGACCCAAGAGTTTACCTTTAGTTTTCTTTAGGTATTCTCTTGGGTTTTCTTTTGGTGAAACTTACAGTAATTCCAGCTCTGCAACTGAGCGTGCTAGCAAGTCCGGCGGGAACTTGTGGAATAAATCCCGCCACTTAACTTCTTAGTATTGAGTTGGTTAGTGAATAGATAAGGACGTAAACTGCCTCTGTAAAGGTGAGTCCTTTGGTTTGCATTACAGTGCATTCCATAAACATACTAATAGGCCCTTGATCGGGAGGTGTCACTAACCTACTGAAAACTAAGGAGATTTCCAATGACCAAGGTTAACTGTTACAGTGAACTAAATGAGTTCACTCAAACGTTTAAGAACCTGAACGCTGCTGTCTATTTCGCACGTAGCTGGAGTAAATCTATTGATCATTGCGCTGTTGTAACTCACAACGGAAAGTTCTTTGGTCAGTATGGACACCGGGTAGATATGAAATGCTAGAGAAAATCTGTCTAGCTGTCGCTGTAGTTCTTGCAAGTATTCACTGGAGTATCTGACATGGAACTAGTCTTTTTATTCTTAGCTTTCATATTAGGTATCTTACATTTTAATTGGTGGATAAAAAACTTTCACCAAGAGTATGTTCTTGCTTTCATGGTGATACACTTAACCTTCTCTTTTCTTTCTTTATTGTTCTGTCCTTTCTATTTCTATATGGAGTATTTAAGATGAGCATAGTATTTATATTTATCTTCTCTGCCCTTGTCTCAGCAGTTCTTTTCTTTATCTATTCTTTGATCAAGATTGAGGTTTGGTATCGACATGCCGGACACGCAATAGATCTTTGGGGTAAATGCATACACGAAATCATTAAAAGAGAACTAGATATTTCTTTTCTTGAGCCTCAAAATATCTACCAAAGGTACAAGAAAGATAGTTACAACTATATGAGTATCTTTAAATGGACCTTTGAAGATTTCTTTCCCGGATACAAGGAAGAACTAGACAACCTACTATCGGAGAAGTAACATGGCCTATAAGAAAACTATCTTAGTCGCGACTTCAGCGGCACTATTCGCACTGGCGTTCTCACAAGCTACCCTAGCGATGGACCCTCCGAAGGAACTCACTCGTATTCAACGAGAAGGTAACGCATACTATAGGGTAGACTTGAAAGCGGCTAACCTAAGCTCTCGTGTGTCTGACTATAGGATTCATAACGCTTGGCAGGTGTTGCCTAAGAATACACCGGCATCTTGCACTAATACAGTTGCAATCAAAGTTAAGAAGATTGTAGAGAACACTGAGTATAAACCTTTGGTGTTTGTCTATCAGACGAAAGGCTCGGGCATTCCTCTCTATCATACTGTTGTTGCAGTGCTTACTCCTGATAGTGGATGGTGGGTGCTTGGTAACTCCACGAATTATGTTAGGTATTACAAAGACTTAAGTGCTTTCAAGAACCTTGAAGTGGGAACGCTTGAGTACTTTAGGGAAAGGAACTAGAGATGGGCACGATAGAATTTACTATGCTTCTTCTAGTACATATCATACTTTTAGGTGTGACTGTTTGGCATCAAGCAATATCATATACGGCTAAAAACTTCGGATGGTTTTTACTTTTCACTGCTCTATCTATAGTAGTTATTCTAAAAACTATCTTACTATTTGAGGAACTTTAACTATGACTGAGGTAAAACCTTTTGGTGAGCTGTCTCGTGAAGAGAAGCTTGAACTGTTGACCGCTTGGGTTGATGGGAAGACTATCGAGTTTTTCTCTCGTGTTAAAGAACAGTGGGAAAAGATCGCTGCCCCATCTTGGGTGGAAAATTCCCAGTATCGCATCGCTCTCACACCAGACTCAATCGACTGGTCTCATGTGTCTCCTGATCTTAAGTATATAGCTAGAGATTTAAACGGAGAAGTATGGATTTACAACCATAAACCTAAATTGGACAGAAGTAGTAATCGTTGGCTATCTGATGCTGATATTATTGCTTCTAACTACGGCAGAAAAATACTTTGGGATGAAAGACATGGCTGTGTGTTCTCCTCCTACGTTCGCGGCACAGTATATTGGAAAGATTCTCTGGTAGAGAGACCAAGAACATGAGTAATCTCAAGACGTACACCATAACAGTAATACCTAAAGGGACTTCTCTTAAAGAATGTTCTATTAAAATTAAGTCATCGAAGAGACCCACTGTTTATGAATCCTATGAGGGATATAAACAAGTGCTTACTGTTGAGGACGGTATGGTTGCTTCTCTTACTGGAGACGGAGCAATCTTGATCTCTTAGAGTTCTCGGGCGTATAGCTCAATGGTAGAGATGTCCGCTCGTAACGGATAGGTCGGTGAGTTCGATTCTCCCTGCGCCCACCACTAAACAAGAAGGTACTGTCATGTGGTCATATAGGTGTCACTCATTTTTACAGAGGCTTCTATCCCCTATTGAGAGGATTCTTAAGTTTCTCCATAGATTGAGTTGGACTTACGCTCACTATAGAAATGGAAGTTTTCCTTATCAGTTTCCAGATAGACCAAGGCTTCGCTGGAAGAACCAATCGTTTATTGAGTGCGTGAAAGAAGCTTGGCAGTCTTCAGGATTAGACGAATGAACATATTCTTTCTCGACATGGACCCCAAGAAGTGCGCTGAGTACCACTGCAACAAACACGTAGTGAAGATGATTGTTGAGTATGCTCAGCTGTTATCTACTGCTCATCGTATGCTCGATGGTACTCGTAAGTTAGTTAAAGAAAAAGATAAGTGGAAGTGGCGTTGGGTACTCTCTGATAGTCGACAAGATATTCTTTTGAAGGACACTCATCATGAGCACCCTTCGGCAGTATGGGTTCGTGAATGTTCTTCTAATTATTATTGGCTAAGGAATTTATTTCTAGATTTGCTTGAAGAATATTCATTCCGATACGGAAAAACACATAAGTATAAGTCACTTGCAGAACATTTGTGTCCACTACCGAACAGAATTTTGGTAAAGACTTTGTGTAGTCCTCCTTCTTTAGCCATGCCCGATGAGTACAAGACCGAGGATGCTGTCGAGTCCTATCGAGAATACTACCGCAAGGGTAAGACAGAGTTACTTCAATATAAAAACCGGGAGATTCCCACTTGGATACTTGGAAGTATCCCGCATAAGGAACTAACATGAAAACCGTAGAAGAAATTCAGAAAGAACTTGACAAGAAAACCCTTGAGATTCAAGAACTTAAGAGGACTCTTGAGGAAGCTAAGAAGATCAACAGATTTACTTCTATAGGTTCTTCTGTATACACTTTGTGTGCTGATGGTAGTGCTCACGCTATTATTTATAAAGACGATTTGTATGATAGGAAAACTGTTGACCAAGGTTCCCTCTTCCGTACCCGCGAGGAGGCTGAAGAAGAACGAGATCGTCGTGCGCTACTCGCGAAGGCTAGAAAGCTAGGCGCTAAGTACGGAAAGAGTCCTTATAAAAGATGGGTTATCCGTAGTTGCAACGTTTCTGGTTTGTATATTAGTCCTATGACGTGTCCCGGCATGGGTGAAGTATACTTCCCCTCAAGAGAATCAGTTCAAAAGTTCCTTCATGAGAACTATGACGAGATTCTCCGACTGTTCTTTTAAACCTACCTAGAACGCTCAAGTCTACTCTCTCGGCTACCCACGTACCAGAGAGTATTGAGTTGCGCTCTGGCGGTACCTTAAAATTAATTCTAGGAGTATTCTAATGAAGAAGATAGACTGGAGTAAACCCGTAAGAGTAAAAGACCTCCTATATCCGGTGAGGGTAATCTGTAAAGATCGTAAGAGATATGATAAGAAACAGAGTGTACTCTGCCTTGTAGACTCAGACCATACAGAGGAAATCTGTAGCTATATGCTGGACGGAGAATCTATAGATAACTCCTATCCTTTAGAGAACTACACACCGGAGTCTGTTGAGTGGCAGGTAGTAGCAACAACATACCCAACAGGTCTTCATCTATGGATGTCCTCTCCGGTCTTAGACGTACACAAGGAAGTAAATCGTATCCATAGAGAGACTACGGCTGTAATTATCGGTGTGTTCAAGCGTACTTGGACGGATGATCCTTCAAAGAAAACTACACAGTTCATTCCCATTGATCAACTGAATGGATAGACAGATGAAAAAGATTGATTGGAGTAAGCCTCTCAGGTTTACTAATCAAACCACACAAAGAGGAACGCCTGTGTTTATAGGTAAATCCTTTTATTCTAGTACTCTTATGTTCTATTATGAATCTGCAACAGGTATTCCCGGAAGGGTAGATGAATACGGAAGAGTTAAAGGTTACAACGGAAGTATTCCTGTTATCGAGAACGTACCGGAAGAACGTAAAGCGTATCGCGTACTGTATCTCAACTCGGTATTCCAAGAGGACCTTACAAGAGCACCTTACTACTCTGTTACTTCTATCTCTGTTGCAGAACTCAAGCGTACTCTAGAGACTCTTCAAAGAAATGATCCTGATGTTCGTATCTTTGGAGTACTCCAGAGTAACTTTGTAGATTCTACAATAGAATCTCTTGAGTTTATTCCTAAAGAATCTCTTGAGGAATTCCTTAAGAGTAATACTTAGGTAGTAGTAAGGGATACTCTAGAGTATCTATATAGATATCTTATAAGTATCTTAAGAGATGCGCACACGTACACGTAAAGGAAAACCACCATGCTCAAAGTAACTGAAACAAATAGTAAGACTGAGAAGAAGCCTTTGACGTTCCCTAGGTTGATGAGAGGAAGGCAGACGGGAGCTATTTATTTAGTGACTCGAATAAATGTAAATCAATCAGAGCTAACAGTCCTTAAAGAAGCAGGTCTCAGTAAGCTCCTTGGAGATAAGTTTAAGATACCTAGTAAAGATGTTGAAAAATTCTACGAGGACTACGAAGGAACTCTGGAGATTTCTAATGACGTATCATCCTGACTCTTGGGTAGTTCTTAAGTTCATTACTCCGAAGAGAACTTACTATAAAGTGTTAGGTTCGTGGTCTGGTGGTTTCACTACAGGAGATAGTTGGAGAATGAACTCTGGAATCACAGGAGTAGAACTCACCAAGAACTCTTACGATTTCCATGGGTACTCCGGAAGTGTATATTCATGTGGGAAGAACTCTTACGGTACTAATATGTACACTCAAGGAGTTCTTGATGGTTGGATCGAAGAAGGAAAACTTAGGGGTATGACTATTGAAGTTATGCCTGAGAATACTAAGTGGAACTCTTTGGATTACTCGGGAGTACTTTAAAATGAGCACTAAGACGATTGATTGGAGTAAGCCTATCCGTTTTCGAGTGGCTGGATACTGGCATCATAAAATACATGTAGTGGGTATCAGCCCTTTGTACCCCCTTCATGTGGTTATTCAAAGTGGCTTAACTAAAAGTTACTATGTAGTGAACAAAGAGACCGGAGAGAATATTTCAGTGTTAGATAACACTTCAGTGAGATCTTCTCAAGAGTTCTCAGTGGAGAACGTACCCGAGAAAACTATAGAGTATCGAGTAAGGTGTCTTACTAAAAGAGGAAGAGATAATCTTACAACTACTAAGTGGGTGGACTCCTCTCTTCAAGACGCATTAGATTCTTTGCAAGCCTGTATAAAAAACTACGATGCCGTATGGATTGAAGAGATTGTCTTTGAAGATGGCAAAGTAACTAAAGTTAATATTCTCAACCTAACTCAAGGTAAATCTTAACAGCATAGCCCACGTAGCTCAACTGGATAGTAGCGACAGTCTTCTAAACTGTAGGTTGGGGGTTCGAGTCCTCCCGTGGGCACCATAAATTCAGGAGCCCTTTATGGTCACAGTTAAAGAACACCCTAATTGCTGTGGTATGTATCTCATGTATGGTTTCTACACTAACCAATACGATGCATCAGCGGGTAACGATGAATATATTACTCAAGAGTTTCTCTCTAGAATGAGAGAATGGAGCTATCACTTTCAGGGCAAACTTGTAGAGATCACACTGAACAATTCTCAAATGGAAAACTATCCAAAGCTTATCCAAGAGATGAAGAACCATGGATTCAAGAGAGTTAACATCTTTATAAACAGCAATCACAATAGCGTAGTGAACGTATTTCATAGGACTGGAGAGTACTCTGGAGAAGTTCCTACTAATAGAATCTTGGAGTATTAGAAATGGTTAATTACCTTACCTTTAACTATGATAATGGATGTTGTGGTATATACCACCTTAGCGGGTTTAATAGTGACGAGTTTGCTTCATCAGATCTAAAAAATAATCTTAAAGAAGGCGGAGATTATTCCCGACATAAAAAACTTTTCACGATTACACTTACTTCCTATCAAATGGAAGACCTACCTAAGACTCTTAAAGTAATGAAAGAGATTGGGTTTGAAAGGGTATCAGTGTTTAGGAACAATGGAGGTAATGTCTGCAATACTTTCCATCTTCTGAATAATAAGTGCGGAGATAATCTTACAGGTTTTTACCCGGACTATTGAGATTAACTGCGGGTGTAGCTCAGAGGCAGAGTAACAGGTTTCCACCCTGTGTGTCGTGGGTTCGAGTCCCATCGCCCGCTCCAAAACCTTAAAGGAAAACTAAATGAAACTTGTAACAGAAGAACAACAGAAACTTATCAACCGTATGACCAACTGGCAGAACAGCCAATGGAAACGTGCTGGTGCTAAGCCTGAAGAAGCTGAGAAGTTCCTGTCTTTGAAGAAGGAAGGCTAGAGATGGTCCAGTTCTCACAACTTAGCATATGCCCCACTGTTTGTTATTTAAGTACTGAAGATGGAGGCCCTAAGATTTGGATTAGGAATGAACATGTAGCTAGTGCTATAGTTGGGTATCTAACTAATACGTATGGACTACACCAAAAACCTAAAGCTATTAAACCGACCAAGAGAGTACTCATGGTAAAAGAATCCTCATCAGACTCTATGACTGATAAGATTAACTCTTTTTTGAAAGACGGATGGGAACTTAAGGGTAACCCTTTCATGTCTCATGGGTACTGGTGTCAACTGATGGAGAAAACTGATGCTTAGTTTGGTAGGGCACGGAGGACACTGCTGTGGTATGTCCCATATCCATAGTTTCTTTCTGGATCCGGGGAATAGTTACACCAACAGACCTCCAGTAACTGAAGAAGTCCTCATCAAAAAACTGAAAGAAAGAATAGCTGAGATTACTGAGAATACTAACGAAGATTTTGATCCCGAGTACGATGACGAAGATGATTGGAATGAAGAGAGTCTTTACTCTTTTCGGTCTCATCTGTTTGAGGTGGTACTAACAAATGATCAGATGAATTACCTCCCCGAAGTTCTCAAGGAGATGAAACTCATGGGGTTCGTTAGAGTTAATCGTTTCTATAACAGTAACTCAGGAAGTATCTGTAACGTATTCCATCTGACTACTAATCAAGAAAACTTACAGGACTCTGAAGAGATAGAGTTCTAATTAGTTGCCCGCATGGCGAAACTGCTAGACGCGCGAGGCTTAAAACCTTGTTCCTTAGGGAGTGCCGGTTGGAATCCGGCTGCGGGCACCAAAAACTTAGGAGAATAAAATGCCTTGGACAAATAATCATGGCGGACGTTGCTGTGGGGTTACTCACATTGCAGGTATTGGATCAGGTCCATATTGGGATGGTAAATCGAAAACATTCCTTAGTTCGTTTAGTTTTAGTAGGTCTCATTTGTATGAGATAGTTTTAACCGATCACCAAATGGAACACCTACCTAAGACTCTTGCTAAGATGAAACAACTTAAGTTCAAAAGAGTTTCTCGATTCCTTAATTCCAATTCCGGGAACTACTGTAACGTATTTCACAAGCACCCAGTTGCTCGGAAGAAATCTCCGGAGTACTAAGATATGATTCTACTTTCTATTCTTGTAGTGTTCTTTCTTTTCCTTCTTCTATCTTTACATTTAGATGATGTAGTAACCAGAAAAAACTATTATGAAGGTGGGTGTCCGTGGTATTTAGATATAGGGGCTTTAGTTTCCTATATAATAACTATTGTTCTAGGTGTATCTTTCCTAGTTCTTCTTGTTAAATTTCTATGGAGTATGTCACTATGAGTAAGAAACCTAAGTGGATTGTAGTTCTTAATGGAAACTCAGAAGAAACTAAAGAGGAGTTCCTAAAAGAACTAGAGAAGTACGACAATACATATCTTGAGTATGAGGATGAAGAAGGAGATTATCACGAACTAGAGTATGAGATTGCAGTAGCACGAGAAGGCACTCATGGTTGCTCTTCGTGTGGCTGGCAAGACCACAATAAAATCATTCTTCTGGATTGTGAATCAAATACCAACAAACGAGGGGTGATACACTTTCTTGATATTGCAGAAGAGTTCGCCGCCCTGCTTAACTCTAAAGATCTTTAGGGGCGATTAAATGAAACTTCTAGTGTATGGTACACTTAAGCGTGGGCGCGGTAACAACTTCCACCTTGAGACCTCTAAGTTCCTAAGAGAAGACTTAACGGCTAATGCTAGCTACTTCATGACACACGTAGGTTTCCCTCAAGTGTCTGAAAAAGAGGATGGACATTTCATCAAAGGGGAACTCTGGGAAGTAAGTGAACATGATCTCCCTCATGTAGATAGGCTTGAAGGTCACCCTGATTGGTATGAACGTAAAGAAGTGGAGCTTATGTCCGGTGAGAAAGCTTGGATGTACATCATGCCTGAAGAAATTCAGAGCGGATATAAAGTCATGGAGGATGAACAGAATGTTCAAACTTGGGGGTAGTCCATTTACTCCAGAGGACTTTAAAGAAGGAACTGATTTAGCTTTAGTAGCTTCTGCTATTGAGTATCTTAATAGTACTGAACATAGGAAAATAGATAGATACTCTGACTCTAAAGAATTGTTATCTGAGTATGAAGCTCACCATGCACACTTCCTGTTGTCCTATGCTACAGGTCTTCATAGCTACCGTAAAGGAGGTTGTCATTACAATCTACAATACACAGACTCTGGGTGTCACTTAGTATCTACTAAAGTTACTATGAGTATGGTTGCTAAGGAAGACTTGGTAGACCTGAAACTGTATTATGATTGGCTGATGAATGAATCCCCTTGGGCTGATGCGTTTCTTTCTAAGACATACCATGAAGACTATCCTTGGTTGTTCTTACGTACAGATATCCCTTCAAATTTCCTAGCCTCTGCTTGTATTGCTTCAAGGCAAACTTGGGAAAATGGTAGCAGATTCACACTGTGGAGATCTCTTGTAAATAAAGGTCTGGATAAAAGTTATGCCTTTTTCCTTATGTGTTCTTTCGGATACGGTGGATTCTACACAGGAAGCTTAGGCCATTGCCCATTGTTTCCCTTTGCTCTTCAGAGAACTCAAGCTCTTAGCTTTGCTCGTAAGCAATACTTGAGAGATAAACGTAAAGCTCGCCCACTCTATGTGAATAACACCGTCTATTCTTCAGATTACGTTAAAGTATATGACGTATTCAGAGATGAGTCCAATGAGTTCACCTCAGATCTTTTCGATAAACTTCTTGATGGTATTCAGAAGTATGATCTACCAGCTAAAGCCAGTGTTCTATTTAATGGCACTAAGAAAACTCTGGAGTTTACCAACCCCTTATCTAAAAAGAAATACCCTTATCCAGACTTTGGTAAGATTCTTACCAGTCACTTGGATAAGTTCACTGATCTTCTAAAGGAGATACAGCCAAAGGAGTTTAGCAATGGCACATAAAGTGTATATGCCAGTACCAACCGCCTCAGTGTCTCTAATGTTTAAGAACAGGGGGTGGGAAATTACTTCCTTTGATGAAGCTGATGTTATTCAGTTCACTGGAGGGGCAGACATCTCTCCCTCTCTATACGGAGAACTACCCCATCATCTTACTACATGTGATCCTCAAAGGGATATGGTAGAGAGGGCTGTGTTTCTTAAAGCAGTAGAGAAAAAGAAAGTTATTGCAGGAATCTGTCGAGGTGGTCAGTTCTTGAATGTTATGAACGGAGGTAGACTCTGGCAAGATGTAGATGAACACGGAACCACTCATCCTATTCACGTTCTAGCCCATAAGTTCTTCGACATAAAACTTGAGAGAACTATCCAAGCCACTAGCACCCACCATCAGATGATGATTCCTGCTTCTCATGCGGAACTCATTGCTTATGCTAAACGTTCTAAGTATAAAACTACAGTGGACTCTAAAGGTAGACCTACTAAAATTAAGGTAGACGGTACCTCTAATAAGGATGCTGAGATTTTATACTACAGAGACACTAAAAGTATTTGTTTTCAACCCCACCCTGAGTATAGTCACGCTTCAAAAGATTTGACTAACTTGTACTTTCAACTAATCTCTTAACAAGGAAAAGATATGTGTGGTATCGTAGGAGCTATCGGCTCTCTGTCTCATAAACATGAAGAAGCATTCCGCTTTCTTCTTTGGTTGGATACCTTGCGGGGTATGGACTCAACCGGAGCTGTATCTATTGATCCTACTAATGGTAGATACAAGATGGAAAAATCAGTAGCATCTGGTTTTGAATTGCTAACCCCTAAAGGTCTCAACAGTCGTAGCTTTGATTGGGATTCCAAACGATTTGAAAGGATCACTCAAGGGGCTAATCAAATCCTTATTGGTCACAACCGCGCGGCAACTCGTGGTGTAGTGAAACAATCAAATGCCCATCCGTTCCATATTGGTGCGTTCCTTGGTGTTCACAATGGTACACTTCACGGCCAACATAAACTTCCAGACTACCACGACTTTGAAGTTGATAGTGAAAACATCATCCATTCTTTTGATAAGATTGGAGAGAAAGAAACTCTTGAGCTTATTCATGGTGCGTATGCTCTAGTCTGGTGGAACGGTAGAGATAAGACGGTTAATTTTGCTCGTAATAAAGAACGTCCAATGTTTATGTGCGTAACTAAAGACGCTAAAGTTATCTTCTTCGCTTCTGAAAAGGGTATGCTTCAGATGGCGATGGATCGTTACGAGATTGAAGTTGATAAATATGAGCAGCTTCCTGTTGGACAGCTCTATAAGTTTACTATCCCTAAGAGGGGAGATGAGTTCACTAAACCGAAAGTGACACCCTTCACGGTTTTTACCTACACGACTACCTCTCGCTCTGTGGGGAACACGAGTACCTCCCCTTGGGCTGGCCGTGACAAAAAGCAAGAGCAAAAACTCCTCGACAAACCTGCCAATAATGTGGTTGATATTGGTGGCAACTCTAGTCGCTTTAATCATAAAGAGTTTTTCTTTGCTCCATTAAAAACATCTAGTGTCTCATGGTCTCTAGGTGAAGGAGGTAGGGAAGTAACAGAGAAAGAAATGATTAACATCCTTGGATGCGGTTGTGCTAATTGTAGCAAACCTACTCCATTTCTTGCTCTTGAGACTGTAAGCTTCTTCGGAGGTGATCAGTATCTTTGTAATGTTTGCATGGATGGGATTAAGAAAGATGATAGATTCCACCAGCATATCCACTAGGAGAATTAAATGAAGATTAGTATTGGTTCTGATCCTGAAGTTTTTGTCTATAACAGAAACACAGGAAACGTGGTGTCTCCTCATACGTTCTCAACAGGAGATAAAGATAAGCCCGAACTTATCGAAGGTCTTGATGGCTATGGCCTACAGGTAGATGGCTTCGCTCTGGAGTACAACACAGCTCCAGTGGAGGTAGACCTTACAGATCCCAAGAGTAGAGCAAGAGGGCCTGATCAATTTGCCTCCCGGTCTAATCTTATGCTTGGTGAAATTTACAATCGAATTAGTAACACTAAGCTTAAAGGAAGCAGATATCTTGATCTTTATCAAAAGTCTATGGTGACTATCCCCGAAGATATCTTTAAAGATGCTCCGGATAAAGTTAAAGAGCTTGGATGTGATCCAGATTATAACGCATGGACTGGAGAACAAAACAATCCACCTAAACCTGAAGAACCTATCAGAGCAGCGGGTGGACATATTCATGTAGGTTGGACCAAAGATCAAGACGTAACTGATGCAGCTCACCTTGGGTTGTGTAAGAGCGCTGTTCGCCAGCTTGACTTCACTCTTGGTCTCATGTCTGTGATTCGAGACGTGAGAGGTATGGACCGCCGTAAGCTCTACGGAAAAGCTGGAGCATTTCGTCCCAAGTCTTATGGTGTTGAGTACCGTTCTCTGTCTAACTTCTGGATCTTCAACAGTGGGATTGCAGGAAGAGTAGCTTCTCTTGTCTTCCGATCCATGGATGATCTTACTAATGGTGTTGTCTATGAGGAAATTTATGGAGACCCTCAACATGCCATCAACAATGGAGACTCTAAGTATGCTAAAGAGTTCTTCAAAGCTCAAGGCTTAAGTTACTAAAGGTGTGAAATGTTTTCAAACTCTATCACAAGCAGAGACCTATCACAAAAGATCTTTAACACTATCGTCTTGTACGATAATCTTCCTGTGTTCGTAACAGATATCACTGAAGCTCGTATGGTTTACTTCCATGCTCTTGATGGTTCGGAGATTATCAAAGCCAAGTATGATAGTCCCAAGTTCAACTACAAGCCCTTCCCTCTTGGGTATGTTAACGTAGCGAACAACGCTCATTACCTTGAACGTATGCCTATGCGACACTACAAGCAAGGTTTAGAAGCAAGAGCTGTTACAGTCTCTAGTCCAAGGGTCTCTATGAATACCGGCGCACTATTGCGCAAGCCCTTGT